TAACCGACCGGTCAAGGACCGACCCCTAGGGGGAACCCCCCTACCCTCTCTGACCTGCGACGATGAGAGACACAGCAAACACTCGATGCGATGCGAGAGCGCCGCGGCACGCGGCTAGCAAAGCGTGCGATGCACGCCCATACCCGCGCTGACCTGCGACGATGCGAGAGCCGGCCTCGATCAACAGCAAACGCACACGCACTGTGTGCCAGTACCACACGCACACTCTGACCAGCGCAAACGCACGCACACCACACCACCGCCGCACGCATATGTGACCAGCGCATACGCATACCGATGCGATAGTGAGCAGCCTATGCGAAATAAGCGGATTAGCGTCTGACCAGCGGCAACGGGGGATAGCGGGGCGACTGTCAAGCGATGCCACCGAGACAGCGACAGCGACGGGGCGACGACCGCGACAGCGGCACGACAACGCCGATACCGGGCACGTAGTGAGCAGCTTATGTGCGGCACGGGCTGCCGGGACTGTCCAGTGTGACCAGCGGATAGCGGCACGTAGTGCCCTTTACAGCCACCGAGAACGCGCCATATCTGCAGCTAGGGCACCAATTTGCGATTAGGGCTTGACAGCCACCCGGCCCGTAGTGCATTCTTGTGTCACCGCAGCAGCAAGGTGGTAGGCGGATCCGAGAGGATCGCGCCGGTGCCGGTGAAAATCCGGCGGCAAGATTCTCCGGTTTGACAGCCACCCGGTTATCGGGTAAGCTGCAAGCATCACCAACTTGGACCGGTGAGATCAGGCGGGTAGCGCATTACGCCAGCGGCGCTAAACGAGGGCATCGTTGCAACACCAAAACGGCCCGCTTGACAGCCACCGAAACATCCGGTAGAGTGAGAATCACGCAAGACCGAGAAGGGCCGCAGCCCGACTCAAACCTTTAGTTCGCTGCCAGAGGACTGAGGGTCGGCGGAAGCTCGATGCCGTTAAAGTGCGAGCACTGCGGATAACTAAATGTAGACCTGTGGTTAGGTTCTGATAGATACTGTCTGAGCCACGGGGAGAATACACACTTACGAATGCTGAGCTTTGGTTCGGCATTCGGGAGGGTAGCTCTTGGCGCGATGGAATGATCGCTGAGCTATGGCTGAGCCGTAGAACGTGGCTATGAAGCTATCGGGTTCGATTCCCGACTACCCACTACGCCTGAGCTTTGGTGCTCAGGCTTGACATCCACCAAAGGGGTGAACTATGCCAGTCTTCGCTGAGCACCGTGAGGTTCGGGTTACTGCCCGCGAGAGCGTCAAGACACCGTTTGTTGCGCCTGAGCTGTCGGCTCCGCGTCTGTTGGATCGCGAGCTGGAGAAGGGTCTGAAGGGGTGGACTGACTTCGATTACAAGATCGAACTGCCCGGTGACGCCCGGCCTGTCGGCCTGGCCGAACGCCAGTTGGAAGAGATCACGGTAGGCACCGCCATCCGTAAGGCACCGCGAGCCCACGCGCCCAAGGTGCGCCGCCCCCGGCCGACGACTCGTCGCTGGGCCTGAGACTTGACAGCCACCGAAAGGAATAGGACTATGAACCAGCAGCAGCGCGTTTACATCGACGGCAAGATCTACGTCGCTCGAGGCAACGGGTACGTCCGTATCCGCTGACTTGACAGCCACCGACTACTGAAGGGATCACCATGCGAGTCACCTGGGCACCTAGCGCCGACTGGGGCGAAGACATGACGGCCACGTCGGGCACGGTTCGGCACAAGCTACGAGGTGCCGATGGCCTGTACTACGCGGTGAACGTAGGCAACACCGTGGTCTACGTCCACGAGAGTCGAGTGACCTCTATCAACTAGGCACGGTGGCCCCGCGACGGTTCGCGGTGTGAGGGTTCGACACCCTCTCGGGGCGCTTTGTATCCAACAACTTGACAGCCACCGAAGGAAGGCTAGGTATGGCCAAGCTGAAGCGTTCGAACGACCGCAAGGTCACCAACTACGTCCACGTCACCAAGGGCGGCAACGCCACCGTAGGTATCGCCAACAGCATCGGCCTGCCCTCCGGTCAAGGCTTCTCCTGCCCGGATGCGACGGCCTTCTGTGCCAAGGTGTGCTACGCCGGCAAGCTGGAGAAAGTTCGCAAGGCTGTCAGCTCGGTCCTGCTGCACAACTGGGAACTGTTGCGTGACGCTGACTTGACAGACACCGTGACGCTGCTGTCCGAGATGGTCGCCGAGTTCGTCAAGGATTGCGACCGTCGCAAGGCTCCGAAGCTGTTCCGCATCCACTGGGATGGAGACTTCTTCAGCCCCACCTATGTGGCCGCTTGGGGTCGAGTCATCCGCGACAACCCGGATGTCCAGTTCTGGGCCTACACAAGGGTTCAGACGGCGGCTGTCTACCTGCACTCGCAGAGGCTCGACAACCTGGCGCTGTACTTCAGCGCAGACCCGGACAACATCGACGTGGCGCGCTTCTTGGAAGACAAGGGCATCAACATCGCCTACGTCGACACCACGTTCGCCAAAGGCAAGGCCGAGTTTCCGACGGCTGTGCGCTGCCCGGAGAACAACAAAGCCATCGACCTGATCAACGACAAGGGATCGGCTTGTGCCCGTTGCGGTCTGTGCGTCAACGGCCGCAGGAACGTGCTGTTCTCGACCACAAAGAAGTGAGGGACGACATGAGCTTCGAGACCTGGATGGCCGCGCTGGACGGCTATATGACCGAGACCTTTGGTCTTGGTTACCAAGACATCGCGGACTGGACGTACCGGGACGCGTACGACGACGGGCTGACCTTCCGCGAGGCTGCCCACCGAGCCATCAACCACGAGTTTCTGTGAGGAGTAGCTATGCCTGCCAAGAACTTCCGACGCATCCCTGATCAGACCGACGACCAAGGTTTCCTGATCCCCGGCTACAGCGCGTGGGACTGCCAACGCTGCGGCGGCGAGGTTTGCCGCTACTACGGCCAGAGCGATGTGGACTGCCCGAACTGCGGTGCCTGCTACAACGCCAGCGGCCAGAGGCTCCGCGACGACTGGCGCGGCAACCCGAGCGCGTACGACGACGAGGTCGGTGACCTCGAAGGTTTCGAGACCCAGCACAGCGACTACTGAGGAGAGACAGACATGACCGAGGAGCTGGTTAACCACCTGTTCGAAGCCATCGTGGCTGAGAACGTGAAACGAGCCACCGCCAATATGGCTGAGCCGTACAACCACTCGGTCTACAAGTTCCACGAGGACCGCATCGACCGGCTCGTCACAACGCTGGCCGACGGCAACGAAGCCTTGCGAGACCAGTTCTACGAGGCACTGTTCGACATCACCTGGGACGGCGTGGCGTGGGCAAAGAAAGTCTTCGCCGAGATCTCCCGAGACATCGCAGAAGGGTAGGCACCAAGTGTTCAAGCTCATCGTCCGCAAGAACGACAGCGGGCTGACCGGAGAAGCTACCGCGTCCGGTCGCCGCGTCCTGCTCGACCACCTCGAGGCTTGCGCCGCCCGCTACGGGTTCGAGGTCGATTGGTACGAGCCCGGTGAGAGCGGATACATCAAGCGCAACGGCAAGTTCGTTGGTACCTGGGAGGTTTCGAAGCTGTGACCGTAGTCAACACCGAGATCAAATTCCCCACCCATCTCCGCGCTGGAGACTTCGCGATCATCGACGGGATGGTTGTCGAGGTCACTTCGGTCGAGTACAAGCCGGTCGACCAAGCCGTGTATCTGAAATACAGGTATCACCTGCACGGTAACGAGCTGTCGGGGGCGTCACTCATCAGTGCCTACAAGGCCGTTCGCACACTGGAGGTCTCATGACTCCCAAGCCGATCCGAGTCTTCGTCTACAAGAACCTGCACCGCACGCACCGCGAGGGCAAGCCGTGGTACTCGGTGCAAGCCTTGGAGGGAGACTTCAAGGGTCGAGTCATCCACCGCAGCGGCCACGTCCTGCTGGCCCACGCCAAGGGTGTGGTTCGGCCGGCCGGCCGCGACAAGGTACGGCGCGAGCGCCGCAAGGTGGTCCACGCTGGCATCGTAGGCGAGCTGATCTCGCTTCTCCCGCAAGACTTCGTGGGATCGAAGATCGCCTACAACCCCTACGAGAACGACACGTTCGTCCACGCCAACACACAGGCTCCGTTCCTGGGAGCTGACCGCGTCTACCTCTCCGATTCCGGCGTCCGCGCCGCTTGACATACACCTGAAAGGCTCGATGTGACCACGGCGTTCATGACCACCGATGAAGTTGCCCAGCTCCGCGCCAGCGACTGCATGTCCTGCGCTGGTGTCGACTGCACCGTCGCCGACAGCGGACCAGTGCTCGAAGAGTTCTACCAGACCACGCCCCGCTACAACTACCAGGGAGGCGTGACCGGCAAGTTCTGGGCCAAGGTCCACGAAGTCGTGGACATCCTCAACTCATCGAACGAGTGGCCGTTCGAACCCCTCGAGGTTTCGAGGGACCGAAAGACGCTGTGGGACGGGCATCACCGCAGCAACGCCGCGATCCTTGCTGGCTGGGACAAACCGATACCGGTCGAAGAGTGGTGACGACAGCTTGACATCTACCGAAGGAGAAGACATGACCACACGAGGCGCAGTAATCCAAGCTGCCCACTACGCCGAGACCGAGGCTCGGCTCCAGAGGGACCACATCATCGTCACGATGTCGGTGGAGATGAACCGGGCGCTGCCCGCCGAGAAAGCCTCGTGGGTTCACGAGGACGGCTCACCGAGGTTCTGCTTCATGCAGGCCGCGAACCGCGAGTACTCCCGCCGTGGAGGTAAGGGCGGTGGGCACATCGGAGCTGTGGCCAAGGCATTGCTGGCCAACCTGAAGATCTTGGAGGGCGATGAGTGACTCCTGAGATCGAACCTATCGAGATCGCCAGAAGGCTTCTCGCAGACCAAAAGTGGAGGGAAGAAGAGTGAAGAAGCACCTGATCACCGTCGTCGTGGCATTCGCCACAGCGGTCGGAGCGATGGCCTTGGCCGATCCCTACGAGGCTTCGGCCGACCCAATCACGTTCGACCAGCGAGCGTTCCCATGCGAGGAGGACGAAGTCTTGGGCTTCGCTCCCGAGTTCGGGCCAGACCGCGTCGGCTGCATCCACGTCGACCAGATCCGCTGAACCAGAAGAGGTGAAGAAGATGAGCGACCAGCTCAAGGCACGGCTCGAGTTGCGTCGCTCCAACGCGGCGCAGCCGCACCGTAACCGCAAGCGAGAGATGAAGCGCCCCGGCAAGGGCAACCGGAACAACTGGAAGAAGGAGTACTGACCATGATCGACGGCAAGACGAAGAAGATGCAGGACAAGGTCGCCAAGCTGCTGCGCCAGGCCGAAGACGTGGCCGGTACGCCGGAAGAGGCTGTGTTCCAGGCGAAAGCGTTCGAGCTGATGGCCAAGTACGGGCTGGAGATGGCCCAGGTCGAGGCGAGCAAGCAAGGGTTGGACACCACCGACCTGCCCGACGCCATCCAGTGGGTCACCTACGTCACCGGCAAGTACGTTGCCGCACAAGCGTTGTTGCTGCACGGCATGGCTCAGGCCCTGCACTGCAAGACGGTGTACGCCAGCCTCACGGGCGGTCAGCGGATCTACGTCTACGGCGTGCCCCGCCACATCGAGAGGCTCCAATTCCTCTGGTCGATCATGCAGCCGCAGATGATGCGCCTGGTTGAGAATGTCCGCCCGGAGCAGGCTTTCGAGCCTCGGTACAAGTACGACTACAACACCGGGGAGTACAAGCCGAAGAGCACCGCTGGCCAGCTCAAGAGCTACCGCCGGTCGTGGATCGCAGGCTTCGCCCAGGCCGTCAAGGAACGCCTGACCGCCGAGGAGAACAAGGCCGTGGAATCGGCCGGCGGGGGAGCGTTGGTGCTCTACCGAGGCGACAAGGAACGAGCTGCGCTGGCTCTGCGCCAGGCGCATCCTCGCACCAAGAACGTCAAGCCTCGGACCCGGTACGACCTCAGCGGCTATGCCCACGGTCAGCGCGACGGCCGCAACGCGGCGATGAACCACGCGCTGGCGGGCTGATGAAGGCGTGGCACGTCGTTCTGCTGATGTGCTTGGCGGTGGTTCTAGGCAACCTGCCTGGGATCATCGCCGAGGCATCGGCTTCCCCGCTCTGTGAGTACCGGAGCGCAGCGCACATCGCCGAGCACGGCGGAAAAGTCGCCGACGACGCATGGCACATCAAGCATGGCGAGCTTCCGTCATGTGACGAATCACCGAAGGGCGAAGCCCGCCGGGACAACGACAACCGGGACGGCGGCAAGTCCCGATTCTGCAGAAAGCGTTGGTACTGCTAGTGCGATTCAAAGCGAAGTGCTCGGGGTGCTCCACCGAGTTCAAGGCCGAGACGCGAAAGACGTTCGGCACCAGCATCCGAATCCACGAAGTAATGACAGGCCACACCGTCAAGGTCAAACAGGAGGTGTGATGGAGTTCCCGTTCGGAGGCATGACGTTTCAGTGCCTGCACCTGACCTCACTGGACAAGGTCCAACTCTGGTTCCGCTGGCGCTCACGAGACTGGCAGTTCGGCCACGCCAAGCCCATTCCCGAAGGGATGGACGCGGCTTCGGTCGCAAATCTGATGCGCCAGTTCATCGTTGGCGAGATCAGCCACGACGAGTACAACCGACTGCTACCCAACTAGGAGGAGACCGCCGAGATGAACTACAAAGCGGAGGTGAACGGGGAGTGAAGATCACCGTCTGGTCGCTGACCGTCGAGTACGAGGACGTGCTCGAGACCTACGTCTTCGCCACCGAGGACGAGGCCATCAAGGATCTGCGGAAGTGGTTCCGCGCCGACCACGACCAGTGGAAGACGTGGCATGACGAGCCCGCGCCGTTCGAGCAGGATGAGTTGGACGACTTGACAGACTCCGACTTCCAGTCGCTGCTGAACGACTACGACGTGACCAACGAGATCAAGCCCCACGAATTGGAGGTGTGACTTGTCGGTGGTCCCTGTCACGCTGTACGTCGACATCGACCTCGAGGAGTACATCAAGAGCTACGGGTTCGTCGGGCCGCTGTCGGCGAAGTCCGACCTGAAGGAGACCGCCCGCCAGGTGGTCGAGTTCGAGCTGGCAAGGGCCGGATTCAAGGCGAAGGTACATCTTCGCAAGCCGGTGTAACGATCTTGAGGCTGTCTAAGAAAGGAGAGTCGTGACGATGAAACCCGAGGTCAACGTGTAACAGAAGGCGACCTAAGTGATACCGGTCACAAGGTTTGCTACCGAGTGGGGCAGGCCGCTACATTTACGACCGCGTAACGCCAGTCGATCCCACGCCCAGTGGGAGACGGCCACGGCGTCGGGGAACACAACTGAATATGGTTCCGCAGACGCAACTAAATTAGGGGTATCCTTGACAGGCACCAACATGTCTCCGTAATCGGCGGAGACGCACGCACCTTTCTCATGGAGGGAAACATGAGCGGCAAAATCCAACACAAAGCAGTGGTTCCGGCCCCTAGCCGAATACCACTCACTCTCAGCGAGATCGAAGATCTTCGCAGGAAGGGGTTTAATCAGACCGAAATCGCAGAGCTGTATGGCGTGACTCGACAAGCGGTGTCGTGGCACAAGAAGACCTACGGAGGACGGTTGACCACCAGGCAGATCGTCCAGCAGAACTGGCCGTGGGACACGCGGAAACCTCACGATAAGTCGAAGGCTTTTCAGAGGCTCCGGGATCACGGCGAGTACATGCGAGTGGGTAGCTTCCGCACGATGTCCGAAGACAAGAAGAAGCGCCTGTTGTCGTGGTGGAAGATGCTCCGCGACGACGACTTAGTGCTCGAGTTCGACCCATCCATCGAGCCCTACGAAGGTATGGCCGGCGGCGGGTTCAGGTACGTCCCCTGAGGCATCGAGGATGACGATCTCCTGATCCGGGTGAACGAGCACACCAACCTCACCGCCGAGGGTGAACTCCTCTGGTCGTGGCCAGACGACATCGAGGAGCTTCTCTCGGAGCCCTAAAAGTCACGACCGGTTGTGTGAGCCAACCCAGGCCGCGCAACGAAAGGAAACCCCGTGCCCCTCACTCGGCTCGCAAAGCTGTTCGCAGACAACCTCGTCCACACCTCACCGCAAGTCATCGCCGATCATCCAGGGTGGCTGTTCGCGCAGAGGTGTGAGACCTGGTGGAAGGGACAACTGGACGAAGACCCTGTATCAGTTCTGCTCGTCTACCGCAGTCCTCGTATAAAAGACACCTCGCGCCTTTATCGGCCCGTGTCGAATTTGATTCTCTCCGCGAACAAAGTCGAGTACGTAGCGCAGGGAACTCGCTTCGATCCGACCATGATCCACTGCGACAAAGGCACCGAGTGGACGGTGCTCAGGATGACTCAGGCTGACCAATTCCCCAAGGATCCGATTGACATGTCGGAGGTCGCGAAACTGCTCGGCGTCGCTGTCGACGGGGCGCTGAACGAGACGATAGGCAAGGGAAGGATGGCCGCTGCGTGACAGACACCAAGACATCGCTGCCGCTGCGAAGCGTCAGCCAGTTGAACCAGTACACCCGTTGCCCGCAGGCGTACAAGCTGGCTCGCATCGACAAGGTATGGGCGCGTCCTGCGGCGTGGTTGCCGCAGGGCACTGCGTTCCACACCGTCGCCGAGGTCTACGAAAAGGCTCTAGCCGAAGGTCGGGAGATGACTCTCGAACGGGCACAAGAGATCTTCCGCGAGGAGTACGCCAAGGACATAGGAGCCTTGTGCGACGAGACCCCGAACTTCGAGTGGTGGTTCTGGTCCGGGCCATACAACGGTGAGCGAGACATCGAGCGACGGTTCCACCTTGGACTGGAGCAGGTAGAGAAATTCATCGCGTGGCGGAAGGACAAGGGCCAGCAGATCTGGACTACCCCTGGGCGAGGGATCTGCTCTACGGAGACGTGGAAAGACACCAACTGCAAGGAATGTGAACAACCCAAGCCAGCCATCGAGCTTCCGTTCAACATCGAGCTGGACGGCATCCGCGTGCGAGGCTTCATCGACGCTGTCGTGGTGGTCAACGGTGAGCTTCGCGTCCGGGACTACAAGACTGGCAACTCGCCGGGTGACGACTTCCAGCTCGGCGTGTACGCGCTCGCGGTCGCGATGACCTACGGTGTGGAGGCTCCGAAGACGGGCGACTACTTCATGGCGGGGAAGAAGGGCATCAAGGCGAAGCCGACTGCGCCCTACGACCTGACCGATTGGACGCAGGAGCGGATCACCGAGAGGTTCCATGAGGTCGAGGCCCGGATCCAGGCTGGTGACTTCGAGCCTCTGCCTGAACCTGACAAATGCGGCTTCTGTGATGTGAATTACAGCTGCCCTGTTTTTAAGTGAGGTCACCTTGACAGCCACCGATACTCACCTTCCCTCTAAGGCAGGCACGAAGGAATACAAGAAAACGCTCGAACTCGACCCCGACGCGGGTTACACGTACGTGGAAATGGGGCCGATTCCTGACAAGCCGAAGTGGCACCAGGAGCTGTACGCCTCGCAGAAGTTTCCGTTCCCGACCCCAGAGGCTGCACGCAGGTTTGCCCAAGCGGAGGCCGTGCGTCATCCCGGACGAGAGATCGTGATCGAGTTCGAGGACGGTCGGAGATGGAACGGGCAGGAGTTCGTGACGCGAGAGGTATCGAGCCGAACATGAACGGCCGGCCACTTCATCCCGCAGTACCAGGAAGAGTTCGGTCTGTGACTAACTTGACAGCCACCGAGAGGAAGACATGACGAACTGGGATCCAAACCACCCGTCTCTGAGGTCACCTATAGCTCCGCACGAGACAGCCTGCGTCCTACGGATGCACCGCGCTGGATACAAGGGTCGGGCGACCATGAAGATCCTCAAGCTGCGCGGCACCCGGCTGATGAACCAGATGCAGCGAGCCTTGGACGCCGAGACGCACGCGGCTCGCGCCGGTCGGCCGATTCACGACGCCTTGATCGATCCGAAGAAGGTGAAGTGAGGCCCAGCCTCTACGACCAGATCGTCGCAATCCTCGGCCGGCACGATTCCTGCTGCGGATTCGAGCGTGACGACGCGGCAGAGGAGCTGCACGCGCTGGTGATCGAGCTGTACGGCCCGCCGTTCTGAAAGGAAGCCATGAGCAACACCTGGTTCACGTCCGATCTACACATCGGACACAAGCGGCTGATGGAGATCCGCAACCTGGCGGATGATGTCGAAGAGCACGACGCCACCCTGGCGAAGGCGTGGGACTCGGTCGTCGGCAAGGACGACACGGTCTGGATCCTAGGTGACATCTCCTCTGGCTCCACCAAGGGGCAGATACATGCCCTCGGGTGGATCTCGGATCGGCCAGGCCGCAAACGGCTGATCCTGGGCAACCACGATGGGCCCCACCCGATGAACCGCGATGCTCACAAGCTGGTTGGTGCGTACTGGATGGTGTTCGAGCATGTGTCGACGGCAGCTCGTATCCGGGTGCCGCTGTACGGGGACGCTGGCGGGCACACAGATGTTCTGCTGAGCCACTTCCCATACGTCGGGGACCACACCAGCGAGGACCGACACACCCAGTGGAGGCTCCGTGACGATGGCAAGATCCTGATCCACGGGCACACGCATTCGCCGATGATCCTGTCCCGACACATCCACCGGAGACAGATCCACGTGGGGATCGACGCCTGGGGCCGGCTGGTCTCTCGCGACGAGATCTATGACCTGGTCAATCACATCCACGAGGAGGAAGGTGTACACACCTAGACAATCGCTCTACATCCGAGGGTCGGCGGGGGATCCGCTACCCCCGGTCTGGGCCGCGCTTGACCAGAAAGGTACACATCTCCGACGAGGCCAGCTAGTCCTGGTCTGCGCCGGCCCCGGCACCGGGAAGTCGGCGTTCGTCCTCGCCTACGCGCTCAAGTCGAAGGTGCCGACGTTGTACTTCTCGGCCGACTCTGATGCGTTCACCCAGCTCTCCCGTTCGGTGTCCATCCTCAGCGGATGGTCGCTCGAACGAGCTACGCGGGCTGTTCGCGAGCAGAACATCGAGGACGCGGTAGCTGACTCACTAGACGAGATCCCGATCCGGTTCAACTACAAGGCATCACCGTCGTTGGACGAGATCGAGAACGCTCTGGCCGCGTATGACGCGCTGTACGAGGACTTCCCAGCGTTGATCGTCGTGGACAACATCACCAACGTCCGCACCGATTCAAGCGAGGGAGACGACCCGTTCTCGGGTCTGGAGTCGCTGATGGACTACCTACACGAGATGGGCCGTGAGACAGGCTCATGCGTCGTCGGGCTCCACCACGTCACCGGCCCGCACAACGACGGCGACAAGCCGATCCCGTTGTCGGGCATCAAAGGTCAGATCGGGCGTGTTCCTGAGATGATCCTCACTCTCCACCGAGTATCGGACGGGTTCGGCCCGGACATGCTCAACGTCTCCACGGTCAAGAACCGAGGGGGGAAGTCGGACCCGTCGGGACAAGACTTCGCTTCCTTGGAGTTCGTCGGAGACACTATGCAGATCAACGACTTCGGTCACTAACTTGACATCCACCAAACAGAAAGTAGCGAACATGAAGAAGATCATCGCCACCGCACTCATCGCCGGATCGGCGATCCTGGGCCTCTCCGCGTGTACCTCCGACGCCGACGTCGCATCGGAGAACGTCAGCAAGGCCGCTGACAACTTCGAGATCAATCGCCGGATCGTGTTCTTCAACGGGATCACGGACAAGTACCTGCTCGAGATCCAGGGCCGGTGCTCAATCAACGCGGACACCGCGTCGAAGAAGCTCGACGTGACCTGCAAGACCAAGGACGGGATCAAGAAGCACTTCCTGGGCCTGTCGGACAACGTCTCCTACTTCATGGAGCAGGTCGATGGCGCAAACGTCTCGACCGACTTCTACCAGGTCAACTTCAAGCCGCAGGCGATCCTGCCCGACATCGAACTGCGCTGATCAACTCTCCCCAGGCGGGGCGCGCATGCCTGGGGGTGCTTCACTACGCGCACCGACTTGACAGCCACCGAGGAAAGGATCCAGATGACCACTCCAAACGCTATGCCCCGCAAGACCAACCCACTGCGCCAGCAGGTGCTGGGCGCTCTGATCAAGACGAAGCCGACCGTCTGGACCCACAAGCGGATCGACCCGGAGAGCCCGGATCCCCGCAAGCCTCGCGTGATCGAGACCAAGGTCCACGGCCAGGAGTTCACCGGCCTCGCCCGCAACGTCTCCGAGGAGAACGTCGACCGAATCGCGAAGCGGTGGATCAAGTGAAATACGGAGTCAGATACCCGATCAGCGGCGTCCACGAATGTCCCTTCGGGTACAAGCAGGCGCAGATGATCCAGTTCCTGGCCATCCGGTACGGCGTCTACGGCGCGGAACTGGTCACGTCGCATAACGGCCTGCAGTGGGAGGCGATCTGATTCGGCGAGTGTTGATTACTGGGTCTCGGATCTGGAAGGACCGCACCACGATCTGGGAAGCGTTGGCCACTGAGTACCACCGGTCCTTCTCCGGTCTCACGGTCGTCCACGGCGGCGCTCGCGGCGCTGACGACATCGCAGACCGCTGGGCCTGGGGGATGAAGCAGGAGGGATGGGACGTGCTCCCCGAGCTGCACCGAGCCGACTGGGAACGCTACGGCAAGCGGGCTGGCATCCTCCGCAACATCGAGATGGTCAGGGCCGGTGCGGACATCTGTTTGGCGTTCCCCCTCGGCAACTCAGTCGGTACCCGGCACTGCATGCGAGAGGCCGAAAGGGCCGGCATTCCCGTCATCAACTTCGGAGACCGCCTATGAACGTGTCGTTCAAGATCCTCGGCTACGAGATCGCCAGCATCGAGTTCGACTTCGGTGAGGACGATGAGCGCGAGCTGACCCCGCTCGACAAAGGGCGTAAGGCGCTGTCTCGCTGGTGGGTTCGAGGAATGGTGAAGTGAGCGGCCAAGTTCTGGTGGCCTTCTACATCTCCCTGGCAGGGCTGCTGTCGTGGTTCTGCATGGTGATGGAGAACCGGGAGGAGGACGAGCGTGCCGAGGGCGGCGAAGAGGTCTCCGGGGTACCGGGTGCAGAACCGTAAGCACAAGCGGAAGCCTTGCAAAGACTGTGTCGCACAGGGGCTCCCGCTCACGCGAGACGCCAAGTATCCAGGGCCACGATGCGCTACTCATCACCGAGAGTTCAGGACGGCTCGCAGCTCTACGAGCTGGGAGACCCGGATCCTGGCCACCTACGGCATCACCGGCGATGAGTATTGGCAGATCTACGAGTTCCAAGGTGGTCGGTGCTACATCTGCCAGCGAGCCAACGGTAAGAAGAAGCGCCTGTCGGTCGACCACGATCACAAGACAGGCATCGTCCGAGGGTTGCTCTGCACGATGTGCAACAAGTACACGCTGGGCTGGGCGAGGGACTGCATCGAGTTCTTCAAACGGGCCATCGAGTACCTGCTGAACCCGCCGGCCGTCCAAGTCATCGGGGAGCGCATCGCTCCAGTCGAGGCTGACAAGCTGTCTCGAACTTGACATCCACCAGGAGGAAACATGGCAAAGACGATTGCAGAGATGCTCGACGCAGCGGAGACCGGCGAGGGCTTCGCCGCCGTCCTGAACGGGATCTTCGAAGGGCTCTCTCCCGAGGAGCTTGACGAGGACGAATGAACGACTCGCCCATCGCGAGGGCGATTCTTCGCTACCACCCGGATTGGGAACCACCACCTGACCACCACGAGTGGAACAAGTGCCTGTGCCCCTTCCACGGCGACGAAACGCCGTCTGCCGCAGTCAGTTACGACCTACAGGGCTACAACTGCATGGCCTGCGGGGTCCGTGGAGACGTGATCTCGATCATTCGTCACGAAGAGGAGGTGACATTTGCAGAGGCTAAGCGAATCGCAGAGAACCTATCTGTGGGAGGCAACGTCCCGGTACAGAGAAAGCCTGCCCGGAAGCCCAGCCGACGAGTATTTGGCGAGTCGCGGGCTGGCCGGCCGAGCGGAACTAAGCCGGTTCGGTCTGGGATTCGTGGACGACCCACTCCCTGGACATGAGATGTACCGGGGCTGCCTGGCGATTCCGTATATGCGGTGGTCGCCCTGGCGTCACTGGACGGTAGCTGCGATCCGGTATCGCCGAATCGACGGTGGCACACCGAAGTACCTGTCGATGCCAGGGGAGAAGGACCGGCTCTACAACACCTACGCGCTGACCAAATACAGCAAGGACATGGCGATCTGCGAGGGAGAACTCGACACGATCACCGCCGAGCTGTGTGGGCTGCCGACGGTGGGGCTCAGCGGAGCCCAGAAGTGGAAGCCGTACTTCCGAGAGCTGTTCCTGGGCTACCGCAACGTGAACATCCTGGCCGACGGCGACGACGCCGGTATGGAGTTCGCCCGGTCGGTGGCGAAGACGCTGCCGAACGCCCGAATCATCCCGATGCCAGACGGCGAGGATGTCAACTCACTAGTCACATCGCAGGGCAAAGCTGCTCTGCTGGAAAGGATCTGACAATGTTCGAACTGAAAAAGAGCGTCTTCGAGACCTGGGAGGAAGTGCCGCGCGGGCTCCTGGTCAAGAGTCCTGCGGGTATTCACATCAAGCTGAACAGCGACACCACCGCGTACACCGCAGACGCGAACAGCATCGGCGGTTGGAGCGGGGGATGGATTGAGATCCCGACCAGTATCTCCTGGGGCGTCGGCCCGTTCGAAGCGGTGCCCCTGTGAGGACATTGTTTACCCCGGTGACCGTCTACACCCGCCCCGGCTGCAAGCCGTGTGAGCGAGTCAAGGACAAGCTGACGGCTGCCGGGATCGACTTCGACGCAGTCGATGTCACGACCAACTCGGAGGCGTACGACTACGTCACCAAGGTGCTCAACGCGATGTCGGTTCCCGTCGTCGTCACTGACACCCACAAGCCGATCCTCGGCTATCAACCGGACCAGCTCGATGAGCTGATCGACTACTACACCGCATCGGAGACTGGACTGTGAGCATTCTGACCACCGCCGAAGAGATCATCAACGGACAGCGAGCCCAGGACTACGGGGACGCCAAGGAGAACCACGAACGCATCGCGACCCTGTGGGGCGCGTACAAGCGCGGCGTCGAGTTCACCCCGGAGGACGTGGCCGTCATGATGATCCTGCTGAAGATCGCCCGGTTCATGGAGAACGGCTACCACCAGGACACGGTGGTCGACATCGCCGGTTACGCAGGCGTTCTGGAGAAGATGCAGCTCCCCGAGGACGAGCGGTATCCCAAGGGGCCTCGCCAGTGGGACACCTTGCTGGACGTACCTGCAGATGTCAAGGTCGTCACCAACGAGTTCGGCGTCCGGTGGACGTACAACCCCTACGAAGCGCATCTAGAGAAGGTCGGCAAGCGGCGCTGGTCTTACGGCAACGCCAGCTCCTATGCGGAGCGCATCCAAGGTCCGTTCACCGAGGTGATCGAGTGAGCGATCGCATCGTAGTGATCAGCGACACGCAGATCCCGTTCGATGACCGCAAGGCGTTGAAGGCCGTCATCGGGTTCATCGGGGACACCCAGCCCAGCCAGGTCGTCCACATCGGTGACCTGATGGACTACCCGAGCCCATCCAGGTGGACGAAGGGGACCAAGGAAGAGTTCGCCCAGCGGATCAAGCCTGACTCCGAGCAGTGCAAGCGGCGGTTCCTGGAGCCGCTGCGCCAGGTCTACGACGGCCCGGTTGGTGTCCACGAGGGCAACCACGACCGCCGGCCAGTCGACTACCTGCACCAGTTCGCCCCGGCGCTGGTCGAGTACGTCAGCTCGTTCCAGTTCCAGAACCTGCTGGACTTCGACGGGTTCGGTGTTGACGTGCTACCTGAGTTCTACAAGATCGCTCCAGGCTGGATCTCCACCCACGGCCACCGTGGTGGGGTCCGGGTGACGCAGAAGTCCGCTGACACCGCGTACAACGCGATGATGCGGTTCGGCACGTCGGTGATCATCGGACACACCCACCGCCAGGGCATCAAGCCACACACGCTGGGCTACGGCGGCAACCAGAAGGTGCTGTGGTCGATGGAGGTCGGCAACCTGATGAACATGAAGCTAGCTCAGTACCTCAAGGGTGCAACAGCCAACTGGCAGAGTGGTTTTGCTCTGCTGACGGTCGACGGCCAGCACGTCAAGCCTGAGCTTGTTCCGATTGTCGGAGGCCGGTTCTCGGTCGACGGCCGAGTCTGGGAGGTCTAGAACTTGACAGCCACCAAGCTGCCGTACCTGCACAAGAACGCACGTTCGCGCCAGATCACCTCCAGCGAAGTCCGCGAGGTCTTCGCGGAGGAGGTCACTCGACACCTCGACCGCCGATTGGACCGGGAGGAGTACCTACGAAAGGTGATGCCTTGACCGACGACATCAGCAAGCTGTTCAGCAGGGCCACCCGGAAGGCGCTGATCGGTTGGGAGACCAACCTGACAGCCGAGGAGATCATCCAAGAGCTGTGGGTCTGGTACCTCGAGAGCCCGTACATCCAGAAGACGCTGGAGAGCTTGCACCGTGGTGAGGCAGTTCACTACGTACGCAATCAGGTTCGCAACATCCTGTCGGGAGCGGCCAAGGCCCGCGACTTGTTCCAGGAGCGCAGCCACTACTCGTCCGAGAACGTCAAAGAGGCTCTGCAGGGGGAGTCGACCAATCGGTACTTGGTCGACATCCTCCCGCTGGCGATGAAGGCTCTGGACGCTCAGAACGGGGGCTATGCAGAGGCGATCAGGAGCCGCTACACCGACGGGATCTCCCCGAAGGATAAGAGCGGGCAGAACCGGTTGTTCCGCGCTCACAAGTCGCTGACCGAGCACGTCAACATCATCGCGATCACGGCTGGCGTGGAGAAGGACGACAAGGGCAAGGTCATCGTCAAGGATGGTCCGGGCAGCAAGCACGCTATCTTCCCAGACATCCGAAAGTCGCAGGGGGATGGGCACTCTGACCCCACAGCGAACATCGCGATCATGCTCATCGAGAACCCCGAGCTGCGCGATGACTACCTCTACGAGCCGCCGATCTCCGAGTTCTTGGGAGGGAGGTGCCATGCACAACATTCTTGATCCGACGTTCAACGGGATGCCCGGTTCGGAGCTGTACCGGGCCGAGGTGTTCCCGGAGCTGTTCCCGCACCAGCCGCCGATGCGACTGGAGAACTGGTCGCAAGAAGATCTCGAGCTGTACGTCGGGGGTTGCTTCACTCCCGGCTACGGAGAACGGAAGTCGGCATGAAGAAGGGCACCAAGGTCATCGTCCAGCGGGACGAGACCAAGCACCCCTCCAAGGGAACCTGGCCGATGTTCCGGGGAAGGAAGGGCGTCGTTACCTGCGAGGTGCGTGGTGCAGGCCCGGTCGAGTACGGGGTCTCGTTCTCTGGCGGCGACTCTGCCGACGCCTATTTCAAGCGATACGAACTGACTGAGAGGAAGTAGTTGACTGACGAAATCCCTTGGGGACCAACCGGTGAACTCGTTTACAACCGAACCTACGCCAGGACCAAGCCTGACGGCTCGAAGGAAACCTGGCCGGAAACGGTCGAGAGGGTCGTGGACGGCAATCTTGCTCTTGTCGACCGGCGACATATGTTGGAAGGAGAGCGAGAAGATCTCGTTCGTCTGATGACCAAGTTCAAGGTGCTGCCGGCAGGTCGGCATCTGTGGGCCTCGGGGGTCAAGAACGCGCAGCACCTCTTCAACTGCTGGGTAGCTGGCTGGCCCGAGAAGATCTCGGACCACTTCCAGTTCACGTTCATGCGCCTGATGGAGGGCGGGGGAGTCGGGGCGAACTACTCGAACCACTACCTCGAAGGCTACCCCGAGGTCGTAAACCCCCTGCGGGTCGAGATCGTCTGTGATCCAGAGCATGTCGACTACCAGGCGATGAAGGATGCAGGCATTCTGTCGGAGCACTACAGCCACGACTGGGCCGGTGCCTACGCCATCGAGGACTCACGAGAGGGCTGGGCTGCTGCGCTGGTCGATCTGATCGACACGCACTACCGACCCGGCACGGTCCACTACCAGCGGGTGTACGACGTGAGCCGCATCCGGCCGCAAGGGGCCAAGCTCAAGACGTTCGGTGGAGTGGCCAGCGGCCCGCTGCCGTTCGCTGTGATGCTGCAGAAGGTCGCCAACATCTTCTCGGAGTACGCAGGGATCACGCTCGACGGCATCGCCGCGATGGAGGTCGACCACGCCATCGCTCAGTGTGTTGTGGCCGGCGGTGTGCGCCGGTCGGCGCGGATGTCGATGATGCACTGGGACGACTACCAGATCGACAAGTTCATCAACATCAAGGCGAGCACGGGCGAGCACTGGACGACGAACATCTCGGTCGAGGTTGACGACGAGTTCTGGCGTCTGGCCAAGGAGGGCTACGGCAGCTTCGCGGTCGCCCGCGAGGACATGCCCAAGCAGAAGCGAGCCCACCGAGTGCTCAAGGCACTCTCCGAGGGAGCCGTCCGCAACGGAGAGCCGGGGATGTGGGACTCGTCACTGTCCAACGTCGGTGAGCCCAACCGGGTGGTCTGCACCAACCCATGCGGCGAGATCACTCTCGAACCGTGGGAGCCGTGCAACCTCGGCCACATCAACCTGGCGGCGTTCGTGACGCCGGCCGGCAAGACCGACTACCTCGACCTGATCCGGGCGCATCGTCTGATGACGAGATTCCTGATCCGGGCGACGTTCTCGGAAGTGGCCGACCCGAAGAGCCGGGAGGTTCTGGACCGAAACCGTCGCATCGGCGTGGGTCATCTCGGAGTTGCCTCCTATTTGGCCCTCACAGGTAGCAGGTACTCCGAGGCACCCGGAGATAAGCGGTTCACCCAGTTCTTGCGGGAGATGGCCGCTGAGGTCGACTCAGAGGCCGAACGGTTCGCCCATGATCTGAGGATCCCTGTCCCGGTGAAGAAGCGAACCATCGCTCCCACAGGCACGGTGGCGAAGATGCCAGGAGTCTCCGAGGGGATCCACCCGATCTTCTCGCGGTACTTCATCCGGCGTGTGCGGTTCAACCTCAACAGCGACATGGCCGAGCTGCGGAGGTTGGCAGCCGAGGGTTACGAGATCGAGAAGGATCTCTTCGCTCCGAACACCGAGGTGGTTTCGATCCCGACCAAGGACACGTTGGTCCAGGCTGTCGAGGAACTCGGTTGGGACGAGGAGATCGTTGAGTCAGCCGACGAGTTGACCCTCCACCAGCTCCTGGCGTTCCAGGCGCTCTACCAGATGTGCTGGGCTGACAACGCGGTGTCGTTCACCGCCAACGTCCATCCAGACGCCTACGAGGCCGAGGATGTCGCAGCCGATCTCAAGAGGTTCGCGGGGCTCATCAAGGGCTCCACGATCTTCCCGGAGTCCAGCTTCCCGCAGGCTCCGTACGAGCGAATCACCAAGCAGCAGTACGAATCTGCTGCGGCCAAAGCCGTCGAAGACGGTGTCGATGAAGAGTGCGCCAACGGCGCATGCCCCATTAAGTGAAAGGTAACCAGTTGTCCTACGACGATCCGTGGAGCACCGCCCCTGCCCAGCCCGAGCCGGCCCCGGCTCCTGAGCCTGAGACCGCGCCGTCGGCGACGGTGACGACGGCCTCGGCTGCTGTGCGCGACTCGATGGCGGTCCAGCACTCCACCGATGGGGTGTCGGCCACGTTCAAGTTCGCCGGTCAGTACAGCGACCCGTGGGTGGTCGTGAAGGGTGCGGACCCGGCCGACGTGCTGGCCAAGGTCAACACCGCCGAGTTCAAGGCGCTGATGGACAAGGTCCAGCAGATCGCAGGCCACTACGCAGGCTCCGGTGGATCCGCGCCGGCCAACGGCGGCGGCGGTGGCCAGCAGCAGTCTCGCGCCCCGCAGGCAGCTCAGGAAGCGCCTGGTGGCGAGAAGCGGTACTGCCAGCACGGCGAGATGGTCTACAAGTCGGGCGTCTCGAAGAAGACGGGCAAGCCGTACGCGCTGTTCTCCTGCACCGCACCTCGCGATCAGCAGTGTGACGCGCAATGGCCCGACAAGAAGTAGTCATCTCGACTACTTGACATCCACCGAGGTCGAGAAGCCGGTAACGAGCCAAGGGGAGCTGTAGAAGGGCTTCGCTGCCCCCTGGCTGACCTCGTTCCACCAACTCTGAGCGGAGAGTATGAAAGCCAAACTGATCGCTGCCACCGAGATCGATCCGGGTGCGTTGCGGGACATCGGATTCGAGGTCGATGACTTCGAAGAATCCAAGGACGAAGATCCCTACTTCGGCGACTTCGATGCCGACGAGCTGGCCGAGTTCGCGGGCCGGAACTGCTACCGGTCGTTCCACCGACCGAACCCGGCAACTGCCGAGAACGAGGACTACCTCAAGCACATCCTCGAGGTCGGGCATGAGTCGGTGCTGGAACACGCCAGCGCGACGTTCTACATCGAGGCCAGCAGGTCGGTGCTGACCGAGTTGGAACGGCATCGCCACCTGAGCTTCAGCGTGGTGTCGCAGCGGTACGTCGACCCCACTGAGCTTGGGGTTCATGTCCCTCCTGCGATTCAGGAGTGCATGGGTGAGATCCCCGGAGAGATCCTCCGGGACGCAGTGGAATACGCAGTCGGCTCGTACGAGGCCATCGTCAGTTACCTGTCCGGTGTGCGGGGACTGCCTCGTAAGCAGGCTCGTGAAGCAGCACGAGCTGTCCTACCGAACATGACCAACTCACCGATGGTCGTCACCGGCAATCACCGCGCCTGGCGCTACGTCATCAAAGCCCGATGGCACGAGGCGGCTGACGCCGAGATCCGTGAGCTGGCAGGGGAATTGCTTCGGCAGCTCCGACAGATCGCACCCAACACCTACCAGGACATCCCGGATGTCCCCTACAGCTACTGAGAGGAACTGACATGGCACGCAGAGCAACTGCGGTGAACCTCGAGGACCGCTTCCACGTCGTGGCTGGCGAGCCGATCCTCGACACCCAAGAGGGTGTCCTGATCATCGCGTTCGATGACGGCACGTCCCGAACCTTCAACTGGGACAAGGTCGTTGACTACTACTACTACATGACCGAAGACGAGTACGAACAGTTCCGCCGAGAGAGGGGCGCTGAATGAGGAAGAAGCACCTGAAAGCTGCGCTGGGAGAGGCGCAATACAAGGTCTCGATGTTGAGCGAGGAGAACAACCGGTTGGCCATCGAGCTGGCCGATGTCAAGGGACACCGCGACGTTCTCAACTCGGAGAACAACCTGATCTCACAGGCCAACATCAAGCTGTCCCAGCGGCTCAACGAGGCGCTTGCAGCGAACCGTCGGTACGCGATCAAGCAGCGCACTCAGAACGAGCTGTTCGGCAAGGCGCTGGCTCAGGTCAAGCCTGAGACCGGCCCGAGCCGGCCGAACCGCAAGAAGCTCACCGAGCGCGAGGTCAAGGACATCCGCCAGGCGTACCTGGGCGGTATGAAGCAGAAGGATCTCGCCGAGAACTACGGCGTGAACCCGGCCACGATCTCGCGCACCGTCCGGGGGATCTACCACTGATGCCAGACCGTATCCAAGCAATCATCGCAGTCGCAGTAGACGACGCCCTGCCTATCGATGTGCAGGGAGTCGGCCTGCGCCGCAAGGCGATTGACCTGATGAAGGAGATCGCCGATGTGGACGAAAACACCGTCCGCTACAAGGGCGCGACTGACGACGCCACTCTCCACATCGGGGGTGCCGTCGGTTACTTCTCGCTGTGGCAGCACAACATGATCGCTGCCCGGTTCATCGCAGACGGCAAGGCGAAGCGTGAGGTCGTCGGTGCGGTCACGCGGTACGACCGGGACTCCCGTCTGATGGAGTCCGTCAGCTTCGTGAGGGATCCGCACGCATGAGGTACACGCTGAGCAACTCGGAAGGCAACCTGTTCGAGAAGAAGCAGGTCCGACTGAGTATCGACACGTATCCCGAAGTGGCGCTGAAGATCTTGGCTGCCGCCCAGAAGCTGGTTGATGAGCACAAGGAGGCTCAGAACGCCGTGCTGATGGACGCGATCAAGGCCGACCGCCGTCGGAGGATCGACTACTTCACCATGAGATAGGAGCGCAGTGATCGAGCTGCGGCATGAGGTTCAGGGAGACCTCGTCACCGTCAACGTCGTTGAAACCCCAGAGGATCTGGAAGGCTTCCGCAACTTCATCCGGGCTCACCTGAACTGCCTCGCCGTCGACACTGAGACCACCGGGCTGGACATCTACAGCGACACCTTCGAGTGTCGTCTCGTCCAGTTCGGTACTCAGGACGAAGCCTGGGTGGTGCCGGTGGAGCTGGGAGACGTGTTCATCGAGGACGTGCGGATCGCCATCGGCGCTCTCAAGCGCATGGTGCTCCAGAACGCCTCCTTCGACCTCCAGGTGCTCGACCAGTGCTTCGGGATCGAGATGGAGGGTCTGTGGCCCCGCGTGCTTGACACGCAGATCCTGGCGAAGCTGGTGGACCCCCGGCCCTTCGAGGCCGGCGGGTTCGGGCACTCGCTCGAAGAGCTGATCGCGAAGTTCATCTCCGAGGACCAGGCCGAGAACGTCAAGAAGCTCATGGCCAAGCTAGCCGCCGAGCACAAGACGACCAAGGCCAAGATCTGGTCGACCATCGACCTGTTCCACCCGGAGTACCTGCTGTACGCCGGGATGGACACGATCTTCACCGCGAGGGTCTGCAAGAGCCTGACACCGTTGGTGCCCGACGTGAGTCGGTCGCTGGTGCCGTACGAGCACAAGATCAGTGAGATCTGCAGCTACATCGACAGGCAGGGCTTCCTGCTCGATGTGGAGTACTCGCGGTCGCTCGCCGAGAAGTGGTTGGCCGATCAGCAGGTCTGGGAGGCAATCGCTTTCACCGAGTACGGTGTGGAGAAGGTCAACTCGACCGAGGATCTGGCCGAGGGCCTTGAGGAGATGGGCGTCAAGATAACCGGTCGCACCGAGACCGGCAAGCGCCAGGTCAACGCGGCTCTGCTCGACAAGCTGGTCGAAGATGGCAACGAGCTAGCCGCCATCGCTCAGGAGGCCAAGAAGCTAGGGAAGTGGCGGAAGACCTGGGTCCAGAAGTTCATCGACACCAGGGACTCCGAGGACCGCTGCCACACGTTCATCAACCCGCTGCAGGCGCGGACCTCGCGCATGTCGATCACCGGCATCCCGGCGCAGACGCTGCCGTCGTCGGACTGGATCGTGCGGCGATGCTTCATCGCTGAGCCAGGCGATGTGATGGCCTCAGTCGACTACCAGGCGCAGGAGCTTCGCGTCCTGGCGGCGCTGTCGGGCGACCGCAACATGATCGAGGCATTCGAGAACGGTGCGGACCTCCACCAGATGACCGCTGACGCAGCCCAGGTGCCGCGAAAGGTTGGGAAGACCGCCAACTTTCAGAAGGTCTACGGCGGCGGGTCGAAGGCTCTCGCTGAGGCAGTGGGGATCTCGATCCCTGTGGCCAAGCGAGTTCATGAGGCGTTCTCTGCGACGTACCCCGGTGTGGAGCGGCTGAGCAAGAAGCTGGCGATGGAAGCTGGCCGCAACGGCTACATCGTCAACGCGATGGGCCGGCGGCTGCCGGTGGACAGCTCGCGGACGTACTCCGCGCTGAACTACATGATCCAGTCGTCGTCGCGGGACGTGACCTGTCGGGCTCTGATTCGCCTCCACGAGGCCGGATACACCCCGTACCTACGGTTGCCTATCCACGACGAGATCGTCGCGTCTCTGCCCGCCTCAGAGGCTGAGAGAGCCGCTGCACACATCGGCCACCTGATGCAAGAACAGATGGGTCCGGTGCTGGTTGGCACCGACCCCGAGGTCGGAAAGCGTTCGTGGGGTTCGCTCTACGGCGCTGATTACTAAGGAGCACAACTTGACAGACACCGAGCCGAGGAAGTTCACGGTCCTCGGGACCGTAGTCGGATGGCCGAACGACGAGGAGGTGTACGCCGCCGGTGCGTACCTCCTGATCGAGGGGGAGGGCGAGGTAGTGCCCGGAACCTTCGAGTACGGCCCCATCACTAACGAGGAGTTCGAAGAGCGGTTCGGATTCCAACTGCCAGACGGCATTACGGCCGTCGAGTTCAGCGCATACGTAATTCCGAGGGAGGACTAATGCCACAAGCCAAAGTTGTACTACCAGCACCGAACGGTCTCGATGAAGAGCTGATGGGCCTGGCGATCTACAAGCTCAACGAACTGGGAACCATTGAGGGCCAGGAGATCGGCGTCTTCACCGCCGAGCGCCCCGAGGGCATCCCGTTGGCTACGTGCCCGGAGGACACTGTGTTCCTCGAGTTCCGGGCACAGGTCATCCCGGACCTTTCGCGGAAGAGTCGCTGATGGGGTTCGGGCTGAATCTCCAGTGGCACGGAGAGGGCGACGCGGTTGTCCCCGAGGCGTTCCGGCCGATCCCGTTCAAGCTCACATTCGAGTACGGAGACGAGCGGATCGAGGTGACTAGGGAGACCACCCCCGATGTGAAGAACGACCCAGACCAGATGCGGTGGAACGCCCACAAGCTCTGGGACTCGATGGTCGACGCTCTCAAGGACCGGGGGCTGATCTGACCGAGCACACCTCCCCGGACGTGTTGGTCACCGACAAGGCCGTCTACTTCGACGGCCGGGAGCTGCCTTGGCACATCGCTGAGGACGGGATCAGCTTCCAGCCCAGCAACAACGGACTGCACACGTTGACTGTCGAGTTCCTCGTTGAGACAGCGACATTCAAGAGCCAGTGGGAGATCAACCACGACGGCGAATGGGCGTGGTTGAAGCGAACGGTCGACCTGGAGATGCGCGTGCAGACGCGTGCGTTCGACCGGATCATGAAGGAGTACAAGTGATTGACACCGACGAACAGGACCACGAGTTCTTCGACATCCTCTACCAGCAGTGGTCCAAGACCACCTGGGCAGCGAACAGCTACTGGATGCCTGAAGGGGACGAACGGCGCGGCTACACGATCCTTGCGGTCGACCAGGCCAAGGACGAGAAGCGCATCATTGCCGACCTGATCGCAACCGAGGCCGACGCCGACTTCATCTGCGGCCTGCATGGTGCCATCCCTGATCTGATCCGCCGGCTGCACGAGGCAATCGATGAGGCCACGTCGAAGGACGAGGCCCGTGACCGCGCCGAGGCCAACCTCGCTGAGGCGTACCTGGAAAACCAAGGGCTACAGGAGCGTATCCGCGAACTGGAGTCCGAACTTAGCTATTGGAGCAACAGATGAAGAAGACCATCGCAGCAGCCCTCATCGGCCTCGCAGCCATTCTGAGCCTGTCCGCCTGTGAGGGCGGCACGGGTTCGTCGGACTACACCCCCAGCGTCCCGGTGTTCATCCCGATGCCGGGTAACCCGGTGGGCATCCCGGTGATGATCTGATGCACGTCGACATCTACCAGATCGCCGCGAGCGACACAGCGATCTACCCCGGAGCAGGCGAATACGACAGCCTCGAAGGTCTCTCCTACGTGACGATGGGTCTCGTCGGCGAAGCCGGCGAGATCGCCAACAAGGTCAAGAAAATCCTCCGGGATCAAGACGGTGTCATCACCCAGGAGAACCGAGACGACCTCCAGGCGGAACTCGGAGACGTGATGTGGTACGTCGCCCAGCTCGCCAACCAGCTCGATGTCTGGTTGAGCATCGTCACCCATCGGAACCTCAACAAGCTCCAGAGCCGTAAGGACCGTGGCGTGATCACGGGTTCAGGAGACAACCGATGAAGTACGGAGGACCGCGCTGATGCCCCCGAGAGCATCCATCCAGGAGACCGCTGACTACCTCGGTGTCAGCACCAAGACCGTCCGCAACTACATCGCCGACGGCCGGCTCAAGGCCGTTCGGCTCGGGCCCCGGCTGATCCGTGTGGAGCGCGACTCCGTCGAGGCGCTGATGCGACCCATCGGCAAGTAGTTCGGTTCCCAGCGATCTGACAGGATGTAGCTCGTGAGTACCAATCAGTTTCCGCCGCAACAAGATCAACCCCAGTGGTACGCGGGATCGCCGTACCCCGTCGCGCCCCCTCCGATGCCCCAGCCCACCATCTTGCCCGTCAGGACGAACCACGCGATGCACCTGTTGCTCACGGTCATCTCCTGCGGCATGTGGCTGCCCGTCTGGATCATCGTGGCGATGATCAACTCCGGTAGGACTCGCAAGATCTACTAGCTCCCTGGTTTGAATCATGGACTGCACAACAGGCCCCTCGGGCTGACCTTCGGGTTGGCTCGGGGGGTCTTTTTTTGTGCCTCCTACATCCATAGGTTCTCTATGTATTTCTGTCCCGGTCGGGCGCAGTCAAGCGGCAGCGGGCTCCAGGCCGCGAGGCGAGGGGTCCGGCGCGGCTTCCGGCCGCGAGACAGGTACCTCGGCGCGCTCCGAGTGCTGCTTCACGAGCATCACGGTCAGGTGGGTCGACGCCAGTAGCCAGAGCGGAGGGATCGCAGCGATCACCATCGCGATGAAGCCGTGGGGGTAGGCGTGTGCCACGTTGCCGGCCACCGATACGACGGTGGACAGGATCAGCAGCGACCACGCGTACCAACTGCTCTGCTTCAGGGCCACTGTGGCGACCGTGGCGACGAGCGTCAGGCCGTCGACCACCAAGGGCACCATCTCTGCTTGGGCCACTCCGTTGGCCGCTGCCAACTCGCTGAGGGCCGTGAACGACAGGGCGAACGCCAGCCCGCCGACGGCGACGGTCCCGGCCGTTGCAACTCCCGGTGCAACCTTGTCCCGGTCTATTCTCTTCACTGCACCAGCTCCAATCTGGTGTGAATGCCCTCCGTCTGTTCGCGCAGGCGGGGGGCTCTATTCGTTTGTCAGCAGCGAAAGTAGCCAGATCGGGGATGCGTTGCAACCGCGTATGCCCAGGTCAGAAGAGTCGCATGAGAGTTGCAGACCCCTGGAAAGAAAAATGGCCAGAGGGCAAAAATACCCTCTGACCAGCGGAGCGGGCGACGGGAATCGAACCCGCGTAGCTAGTTTGGAAGAATGGGTGTCTGCCGACCACATATGGGCTGGTCAAGATAGGTTTTTACCCCCTCTCGGCTGCATCCTCTAAGTGGAAAGAAATTGCAGGTCGTAGAAGCGCGTTGAAGCCTGAGAGTTGCACAGGAGTTGCAACCCGGTAGCCTTGTTCACGACGAGAGGAGACCTAGTTGGCACGTCGCGGATGGGGATCGCTGAAGACTCAGCGCAGCGGGAGGATCCAAGCCTCATACGTCAACCCGCAGGACGGTGTGAGGTACTACGCGCTGCAGACCTATGACAACAAGATGGACGCCGAAGCCTGGCTCGCGGGCGAGAAGCGGCTCATCGAGATGGAGACCTGGACCCCTCCACAGGACCGGGCGAAGAAGGCAGCCGCCAGCGCCATCACGCTGGAGGAGTACACCCGGAAGTGGCTCGTGGAGCGCGACCTCGCAGACGGCACCAGGGATCTGTACAGCGGGCACGCGGAGCGCCGCATCTACCCGGTGCTAGGTGAAGTGGCGGTCACAGAGATGACGCCAGCTCTGGTGCGTGCGTGGTGGGCCGGGATGGGTAGGAAGCACCCGACTGCCCGCCGGCATGCCTACAACGTCCTCCGGGCGGTGATGAACACAGCGGTCGAGGACAAGCTGATCGCAGAGAACCCGTGCCGGATCGAGCAGAAGGCAGCCGATGAGCGCGACGTAGAGGCGCTGACGCCTGAGGAGCTGGACATCGTCGCCGCTGAGATCTTCGAGCACTACCGGATCGCGGCATACATCCTGGCGTGGACGAGCCTCCGGTTCGGAGAGCTGATCGAGCTTCGCCGCAAGGACATCGTGGACGACGGCATGACGATGAAGCTCCGGGTGCGCCGTGGCGCTTCCCGCGTGGGGAACAAGATCGTCGTTGGCAACGCCAAGACCGTCCGGTCGAAGCGTCCTGTGACGGTTCCGCCTCACGTCGCGGAGATGATCCGAGCGCACATGAAGGACCGTACGAAGATGAACAAGGGCCCCGAGGCATTCCTGGTGACCACGACGCAGGGCAACCGGCTGTCGAAGTCCGCGTTCACCAAGTCGCTGAAGCGTGGCTACGCCAAGATCGGTCGGCCGGAACTCCGCATCCACGACCTCCGCGCTGTCGGCGCTACGTTCGCCGCTCAGGCAGGTGCGACGACCAAGGAGCTGATGGCCCGTCTCGGTCACACCACTCCCCGGATGGCGATGAAGTATCAGATGGCGTCTGAGGCCCGAGACGAGGCCATCGCTGCGGCGATGTCCAAGCTGGCCAAGACCTCCTGAAACGCAAAAAGCCCCCCTCCCAAGGACACTGAGTCCTCAAGAGGGGGGTTTCTTGTCAGTACGCGAAGAACCACGCCTGGCCGCGAGCGCCAGAGCCACCGTCCTGTGTGGAGGTCTGAGCACCAGCACCGCCGCCACCAGGGGCGTTACCGTTCCCGCTGCCTGAGTTCTGCTGAGCACCGCCGACGTAGAGCTGGCCGTTGTAGGTCCGGTCACCCGGCGACTTCCCGGCCACGCTGAGCGGGTCGACCACAGTTCCACCAGCGCCGCCTGCTGCGGTCAGGCCGGCCCATCCTGTAGCGATGGCCGTGGTGTTTCCACCGGGACCGCCGCCTTTGCCGGCCGTGGCCGATCCATCACCGAAAGCGCCTCCAGCGCCGACGAGCCCGGTGATCGTCTTGGTCGACAACGGGATGTGTACCCCGCGTTCGAGCGTGACGATGGCCCAGCTTCCGGCGTCTCCACCTCGACCCCAGCCGTCGAACAGGGCCATGCCCTTACCACCGCCGCCTCCTCCGAGGAGGATCACGTCGATGAACTTGGCCCCGTCGGGGATGTTGTAGGTGTACGCGCCGACCGTGGCGAACGTGGTCAGCACCGGGGTGAACGCAGGCCAGACCTTTTCTGTGCCTAGACTGACCTTCAATATCTTGTTGCTGACGCCTAAGAATATCGAGAGGTTGCGGATGTCGTTGACACCCAACGAGATACCAGTCATTAAGCGGTCCTGAAGTACAGCGTGTACTGATCCTTGGTGGCGATAGCTGCGTACTGAGCCTCGGTGCCAACCCAGATCTTCGGTATCGACGGGAGTCCCTCGATTGATCCATGCACCACGTCGGACATGTCATCGACCAGGTCATCGATTCCGAGAGCGGTACGGGCTGCCGAAGCTGTCGAAGCTCCGGTACCGCCGTTGGCGATAGGCAGCACGCCGACGACATCGCCGCCGACGTTGACAGCCTGGCTGCCGGTTCCACTCGGGTCGTTGTCGGTGATCGTCACTCGGGTGACCGAGTTCGGAGTGCCCTGGCCGAGATTGCGGTTACGCGCCTGACCTTCCCAGCCCCAGCGGCGGTAGTTCGCACCCATCGCGGAGACGACGCCGTCGTCCGACCATGTGGCCAGCACAGAACCGTTCTTCGAGAACTCGAACTTCTCAGCACCGTTGGCCGTGCCGGCGGTCAGAGCGAAGATGGATCCAGCACCCCAGGTGCAGTCGACCATAGATCCGACGAACGTGTCATTGCCGTTTCGGCGGTAGCCGATCTGGGCCTTCGATACGCCGCCGATCTCTACGAACACGCCGTCGGTGATGCCGACGGTCGGAGCGTTGTCGTTGACGCGAACCCATAGCCTGGTGTGCGAACCCCCCTGCGGCGGGAACACGGTCTGTACCTCACCGGAGATAGTCCCGACGACCAACGTCATCTTCTGGTAGTCGGTGGTCGTCTTCTCGTCGTCCGGGTCGGTACGGACGAACGTGGCGGTGTTCCGGGAGTTGCCCTGGTCCACCCAGACCAGTTGGTGTCCGTCGGCTCGGTAGTACCCATTACCACTGGATCCGTTGGAGTACCGTATGTCCCAGCCGGATATGTTCAGTCGCTCGAAGTCGTCACCGCCGGCCACGCCGCCAGCGTTCTGCTGGTCGTCCAGTCGACGCTGCAGCTCTGCGATGGCAGAGGAGTTCGAGGACGTGGTGCCGGCCAGCTCGCCGATACGCTCGGCTGGCTCTGCGACGGTCTGGTCCTGGTCCGGGGTACGCCCAGTCAGGGCTCCCCAGAACTGATTCCACGTCTGCTGGATGCCAGTAGCGGCCTGGGATGCGGTGTTCTGCAGCCACTCCATCTCGTCGCTGAGGTCGAAGATCCGGTCGATCAGCTCACCCTCCGGGGTGATGCCCAGCGCCTGCAGCAGCATGTCCACGATGGTCTGGATGGTGTTGTTGACGGTGTTGAGCGCGTCCTGTAGACCGTCGATCAACGCCTGGGGTATCTCGCCGATGACCTCGGCTGGGTTGTTTAGCAGCTTCTGTAGGAAGAGCTGGAACTCGGCGAACTTCAGGAACAGCGGGCCATCTTGGAGCGCGTTCATGATCGCCTGCACAGATCCGGTGACTGTGTCGAATGCACCTTCGACCCAGTCCGGGATCATGTCTTTGAAGCCCTGCAGCGCCTCCAGAGGCAGCTTCAGCAGGTGCTCTTCGAGCAGGCCGAGAGCGTTCTCCATCGTGACCGCTGGCATCGTGAACAGAGCCCGGATGGCTTGTTCGGTGTAGTCCTGGCCGAAGCTCCAGTCGCCCCCACCGATCTCGAATGCGCCGTCAGCGCCGATGGCCTCTATTGGGTTGGTGGGGTAGGTCACGCAACCTCCTTTCGGCGGTCTCCTTCGATCCGCTCACGGCGCTCGAGGTTGATCGACTCGTTCACCTGGTGGAACCCTTGCAACACAATCTCTTTCAAGTCGCTGATGTCTGCCTTGACGCTGTCGAGGTCATCGCGCAGGTTCGTGTCGTGGGTGTTACATACCTGTTCCTTGATTTCGCCGATGTCACTGCTGTGCTTGCGTGCTCGTCCGGTGAACCATGCGGGAACCGAGAAGGTCAGGAACGCAACGCCGAGCAGTGTCACGTAGTCGCCTATGGAGTCTGGGTTGAACGGGGTCACTCCACGACCTCGGCTATCGCTGGGCCGGGGGATCCATCCTTGATCCAACCGTCGCGTTCGTACTGCGCGATCATCGCTCTGTTCTCCTGGTCTGTGAGCTTGCGAATGTCTGGGATACGCACGGGCTCTGGGTCAGGCTCGTCCTTGCCGACCCATCGAGCTGCGTTGTTGTAGTCGCTTCGCTGGCCCCGGAAGGGCTGCTGAAACTTGATCTGCTGGTCGGGAAGCTGACTGACGTGGATGTTGCCGTCCTCATCAGCCAGCTCCCGGAGCCAGTCGACGTGCCGAAAGCCGCACTTCCACAAGTGCTCTGACCAATCCGCCAGGTAACCCGGATGCGTGATCGCCCCGACGCCAGCAATCATCGGGAGATTGCGTAGCGCCCACATGACGTGCTGTCGCGGGTCGTTCGGATTGTGAGACTCTTGTGAGGGAATCATGCGGCGTGCCTTTCGGTTTAGAGAATCCCCGCAGTGCCAAGAGCGCCGTTGACGCGCTTGATCTCTTCGAGGATGTGTAGTGCTGGGTTCTTCGGTTCGCGGTAACCGATCTCGATCTCCAACGGCTTCATGCCGTCCTTGTCGATGCGGTACTTCACCTTGCGGATGCGCTCCACGAACAACTGGTGCTCGACCGGGTAGCCGAGGACCGACGTGCCGACGCGATCTCCGATCCAGCAGTGCCCGTAGGGCTTTGGCGCGAAGATGTACGGAGCGGCGTCAGACACCTTGAGGGTGTGGGTCGTTCGAGCCCTCGTCTTGTGGATCTGCGATGCGATGGCTGCGAACGCTGACAGCGTGAACGCCTTCATCGCCCCGTCGGCCATGTTCTCGAAGTAGTGGAAGTCGCCCAGTCCGGTGACGATGTCCTCGAGCCCGGAGATCGGGAGCGAGATGCCCATCGCACGCAGAGTCGGAACTTCCATGAACGCGCCGAACACATCGGAGTACAGAGGCTGCAACACCGCATCGAGCAGACCGCCCAGAGGCGGGAGGTCAATCGCTCCACCGACCGCGCCGAGCGCGGCGAGCTGGCTGTTGATGAACGAGGTCAGCAGGTCGCCACCGATGTTCACCAGGGCCGAGATGCCCTCGTTGATGCCAGGTGCGCTCTGTCCACCAGCCAGGAAGCTGGTGTCGGTGGCCTCGTAGTACGAGAACTCCGACGACTTGATCCCGGTCAGCGGTCCTTCTTCGAACACGACGTGGGGTGCTATCGGGCTGGTGCCCATGAACCAGGGGGAGTAGTACTCGCCTGGGAACGTGTAGTCCCCGGTGAACACATCGACGCCCTCGACCTGGCCGTCGCCGGCCAGTTGGACCATCCCTCGGACGAACCCGGTCAGCCACGAACCGCCGAACGCGGTCTGAGTGCCCCAACCTGAGTTGTCCTCGATGTCCCAGACCACGCAGCCGTCCCGGAGCGGGATCTTCTGCAGCAGGTCTTCGACAGGATCAATTCCCCAGACGCCCTTGAGATCTTCGAACGGATGCGGGTCGCGGTCCTTGATGTACCGACGACACGTCAGCGTGAGCTGATGGTCTTCGAGGATCTTCTTGGCGGTGTCGTAGAACGTCCCGAACCGGCTGAACACCATCGTGACGGGGGAGTTGTCCAGCAGGAAGGGGAACGGCTTGACGATGTTCCGCCAATTTGCTGGGTTGAAGCTCGGACCCATCCACTCGTTGATGTCCGTGGGGTCATCAGGCAGCGTCCACAAGCTCGTCTCGAGCCTGAGCAGGTTGACGAACAGTGTCACCAGCAAACACCACTTGGCCGGCCCGAAGATGATCCACACCTTGGGGAACTGCAGCTCGGGGCGTAGGAACGGGTTGCACCATACCCGGATATGCTTGGTCTGCTCGAAGTCGTGCAAAAACACGATCTCGATGTAGGCGTCCCCTGCGTCGGTCTTGACGACCCGGTAGTGGTCCATCATCCCGGTCCATCGAGCGCCTTGCTTCTCGATGTTGATGATGACGTTGCGCTTTGCTCGACCCCGGTGGTCCATCACCCACTTCGCCAGGTAATGGCTCAGTGAGAGCTGCAAGGTGCAGGTGCCAGTCTCGTTCTCGATGAACTCCCACTCGAGCACCCGCTCGCCAGCGACCAGGCCGCGCAGGCGGAAGTCGCCATCGCGCAGCTCTACGTCGGGATGCTTGAGCCGTTCCTGCTCGCGCTTGCAGCGCCGCAATTGGATCTTCTGCCAGAGATCTTCGGCCTCACGAACGCTCGTCAGACCACTCACTCGAGCCCCCAGCAGCGCGACCACGGCCTCGTGAGCCGGAGGGTAACTACCTGTCCCGGAGCGCATCCCGATGCGTCTATGACGAACTCAGCCTCTTCGGTGTAGGGCGGGATCGAGTTGCGGAACCGGACACCGTTCATCCGAGCCCACACCGGGGAGCCCGACTCGGAAGCGATCTGCTCCTCGCGCCGGTCGGTGTCGATGACGCAGTTCTCGCCGTAGATCAACCCCGGCGTCTTGAGCCGGCGGTTGCGGAACTCCTCATCCTCGAACGAGTAGTCCGGGATGACGAACTGAGTGAACGGTGCTGTCTCCCACGGGATCGGGACGTTCGGGGGGAACGGCCAGGGGAAGTTCGGCACCTTCTCGGTGGAGCCGGGAACGGTCCACTTCGGGAAGATGTACTGGTCGGTGGGGTTTAGCCCACCCTGCTCGCGGCCGACCTTGATCCGCAGCGTCTCCTTGGGCAGTTCCTCCCACGGCCACGGCGGCGTCCAGAACGACGGGTCGAACCGGGTGTCGGTCTTGGTCTTGGCCGAGAAGACCTTGTCGTCCTCGTACCAGAACGGGTCGTACGCGATGCACGACATCACCGTGACCTCAAGGGGTTTACCTCTTGGGTCGGTGTCCATCTTGACGGTGGGGGACTCGAACAGCGCCAGCTTCAGGTAGCGGGTACCGGAGTCCGGGGTGGTGACGTAGAGCTTGCAGGTGCGGTTGAACGCCCACGCCTTGCGCCACTCGGAGTCTCGCGACAACCAGGAGCGCGGCCCCTGCTTCGCGTCGTTGAGGATGACGACCCCAAAGACGATGTCTCTCTTCAGGGCTCGGTGGGACAAGTAGCGAGCGCCGGGGTAGTTCCCCGGCTCTTCAACAACGACCTTGACGGGAGGGTCGTAGAAACAACCCTCCACGTCTGTGGCCAGGTACACACCCTGGTCACCGGTCGTCAAGTTGAAACGCTCACCATTGACACCCTCGAGTTCAACGATGGTGTCGGTGATCAATGCTTACCTCCTGGTGGATGTCAAGTCAGCGGCCAACGACGGACAGCGCGTTCTTCGACTCCTCGCGGTCCTTGATCGACAGCGCCTCATCGACAGAGCCGATCTGGAAGATGTACTGGATGCCCTCGGTGATGGCCTTCGAGATGAACCCATCTCCGCTGATGCCGATGTCCGAAAGGAACTGCTTGCCAGTCGCTTTCGCGAAGTCGACCGGTGCGCTCATCAGCCCGGAGGCTGCCTTCACCAACGGGTCTTCGCCGGCCATGTCGCCGTACTCAGACTCGTTCTTGATGCGGTCACGCTGGTAGGACAGGATGTCCTTCTGCGCCTGGATCTGGTCGAGCTGGTTCTGCAGCGCCTCTCGGCCTGCCTTGTCTCCCTTGGGGATACCATTCTTCTCGACCTTGAGTCGCTTGCGCTCCTCTTCGAGAGCCGCCAGCATCTGCTTCAGCTCATTCTGATCCAGCCCAGCGAGAATCCCGGAGGGGTCGGTGCCCGACTCCATTGCCCTGGACAGCTCAGCCGCGAGATCCTTGGCCCGTTCGATGACGGGCTTGAACCCGGCCTCCATGCCGTTGCCGAATCCCTCGGCGGTGAACTGGCCGTACTCGGTGAACAACTTCGACGGGGACTCGATGCCCAGGAAGCCCTTCACTGCACCAGCCACGCTGGACGCCAGCTCCTTGGCCTTGTTGACCGCTGCGCTGACCATCCCGCCGATGCCGTTGATCAGGCCCTGGACGAGATCCTTACCGGCCTGCAGGCCGATGGCCATCAGGTTGGCGAGAGCCGACTGGATCATCCCCGGCAGTTCCGCTGCCTTCGCAGCGATCTGCTGGGCTCCGCTGGAGAAGCTGCTGACCCACTCGGACACCTTCTTGATGACGTTGGAGATGATCTCCGTGAGGTTCGCCAGCGCGCCGATGAGCGCGCCGCCGATGGAGACACCCACCTGAATCACCGCGCCAGCAACGCTGACCAGAGCCTGCGCCAGGGGCAGAACCACCGGCATCAGGTTGGCGAACGACTGGACCAGGTTGACGATGGTCGGAACTAGCTCAGCGACCTTTGGGACCAACTGAACGAATGCCGGAACCAACGTCGAGATGATCGTCGGAGCGAGCTGCAGCACCGCGCCTGCGACCTGGCCGAGGGCCGTCGCCAGCGCCGGGATGTGCGGGGCCAGACTGGTCACCAGTACGTCGGAGATCTGCTGGAAGCTCTGCATGAGCGACGGCAGCATCGGCTGGAGAGCCTGCAGCGCCGTGTTCAGCGTCGTGCCGATCAACGTAGCGACCTGAGTCAGGATCGGACCCAGAGCTTGGAGGGCTCCGGTGAGCATCGTGCCGAGCGTGCTCGCCAGCGTCTGGAAGGCCGGCGTGAGCGCCGTGACGATGGGAGCGAGCTGCGTGCCCAGCGTCCCCAGGACGTTGCCGATCAAGCTCGACACCGAGGTCAGGGCGGGCATCAGCGCCACACCGAGGTCGGTCAGACCGGTGAGGAACGTGTTGAGCGGGCCACCGAGCTGGCCCATCGACTGCAGGCCAGCTTCCATGAGCCGGGTGAATCCGCTTGTGACGCCGTCGAGAGTCTGCGAGAGACCCTTCATCGCGCCGTCGAGGACGCCGTTGGAGGCGACCCGGTTGACCATGTCGTTGAACTGCGTGGAGAACGTCTCCAGCGACCCGGTGAGGTAGCCGAAGGCGTTGGAACCTCCGCTGGCCAGCGTCAGGAACGACTGGGTGAACTGGTTGGCTACGGGCTGGAGCTGTTCGAAGAACCCCTTGGTGTTGGCCAGGAAGTTCTCAAGCTGCGCCGGTCCCGCGCCCGTGGAGAGCGCGTCGGTGACTCCCTGGAACATGGAGACCATGCCCGAAGCGACACCCTGCATGCCCGTCTGCAGCATCGGCATGATGCCGAGGAGCTGCTGGAACTGTGGCTTCAGACCTGTCTCGAAGACCGAAGAGACCCCGGCCTTCATCTGTTCGAGCGCAGGCTGCAGCGTCTGGGCTGCCGCCGTGATGCCGTCCATGCCGAGCGCAATCGCGCCGGCCCCCGCTCCGAACGCTCCGATGAGCGAGGGCAGACCGGCCAGTAGACCGGAGATCAGGCCAACGGCCGGTGCGGCGATGGCGACGATTCCGGTTGCCATCCAAGCCATTCGGGACATGCCCAGGAACGACTTGCCGAGGTGCTGGACCTGGCTGGACGCCTTGCCAGCCTCCTCACCCAGCTCACCGAGGCCACCGCTGCCACCGAGGAGACCTCCGAGGAGACCCCTCTTCTTGCTCTTCTTGTCGACGGTTACGTCGACCGGGACGTGAACGCCCTTGGCAGCTTCGGCCTTGAGCTGCATCATCATGCGCTTGAAGTCGGCCTTGGCCTGGGCCGCATCGAGATGACCGTTGATCTCGACATCGCCCTTAAGCTCCCGCTCGATCTTCTCGAGTTCGGTCTTGAGTTCTCGGCGGAACTCCTTGGTGTTCGGGCTGACCTTGACCGAGATCCGGGCGACTTCTACGCCAGCACTATTCGGCACTCTCCTCCTCCCTTTCCCTTCTCTCTCGAGCCGCCTTCTTCGCTCGCACGACCATTGCGGCGAACGAACCCGGCTTCGGTGTGGTCTTCTCTAGGTCGTCGGGACGCGGGTATGACTTGGGTGCCTTGGGCTTTGGCTTCTTCGGATCACGATTCGCCAGCAGCAGGATGTGGTTGCCCGCCTGGATGGCGTCGTAGATGTCCGCGAGCGCGTAGCGGTCCTCGGTCCAGCCCCGGTACTGCTGCCCACCACGACGTTCTGCGTAGAACGCGCCGTCTTTGGGAAGGCAGAGCACCAGGGACAGAACGAATCTCGGCGAAAGCGGATCCTCGTCGCGGAACAGGTCGCGCAGGTCTACCCGGTAGTACTGGAGCAGGTCTGCGAGGATCGCCCCGCCGAACTTGTCGATCAGCTCGGCGAGGGCGCGGCTTCCCCCAGTTGCGTCTCTCGCTTCCAGGTGTTGAGTACCGCTGCATACAGCTCTGCGCGGATACGGGGATCCGGCTCCTCGTCCAAGGCGGCGATCAGCTTCTTGGGCTTCGTGGCGATCAGCCGGAACGCCTTGGCGATGATGTCGCAGACCTGGAGCGAGTACTCATCGACCAACTCGTCGTCGTCGTCCTCTTCGAGGTCGGGGATGTCCGCGAACTCCTTGAACACCTCGACCACCGCTTCGCGGGCCTTCTGGCCCAGCTTCAGCAGCGGCTTCAGCTCGACGGTCACATCGTCGGACAGGCCGATGAGGACCGGAGCGTACTTCTTCTTGACCTCTTCGCGGAATGCGTCGATGGTGAATACGTTTGTCATGGCGAACCTTTCAGTGTCGGCGGGTCTGTGAGTGGCGGGAGGAGGGGGAGGCCAGGCCCGCCAAGGAAACCTCCCCCTCCGGGGTAGACAGCCGGGTGGCTGTCAAGTTGGGATCAGCCCTCGGGAACCTCGGGCACGTTGAAGAGGTCTTCGTTGATCCAGGAGAACGGCAGCTCGTCTTCGTGGTCCAGGTAGGTGAACCGGACGGGCAGCGCAGCCAGGTCATCGATGGGCAGCTCAATCGCGTCGTCGCGGCGAACTCCAGCCTTGTGGGCGTGATGCCCCAGGCGCATGTCGCCGTCTTCGATCACGACCAGCACGGCCTTCTCGTTGGTCTGGCCGGTCTTCACACCGAACACACCAGGAGTCTCAGAGGCGTTGGGGCCGTAGTACAGACCCAGCGACTGCTCATCGAACTGGTGCAGTAGGACCGTGACGTAGTCGATGGGATCCTCGGTGGTGATCTCGCGGAGCTTCTTCTTCTGCCAGGAGCCCTTGACCTCGGACTCGCCGCCTTCGAAGCCGAACTCAGGGAGCGTGCCTCGGCTGGTGTGGCCGACGCTCGTCCAACCGGTAGCACCGGTCCAGGTCTCGGGCTTGCTGAGGTCGATGGTCTTGAGCAAGGCCGGCGTAGGAGCAGCGGTGCCTGCAGCACCGACGTACACGTAGCCGACCGCCGCAGTCAACACTGCGTCGTCGTTTTCAGCCATGTGGCTTTACCTTTCGGTTAGAGGGTGGTTCTCGGTCTGCGGATGCCGAGCCTGATCAGACCCTGGATGCGCCAGGAGTCCTGGTAGAGGGAGCTGAACTGAGTGGCGCCCATCGTCTCGAAGATGGAGGTCAAATACCCTGCGGGAGTTTGTGTTCCGTTCTCCACCGCGTCGTAGAGAACCTCTAGCGCGGTCTCGTACAGCTCCTCAGTCTCGATGAGACCGTCTCTGGTGTAGGCGGTCATTTCGACCACCGGCAGCGTGTGCAGCGTCGGTGCGTTGGGGTTCCTCGTCCCGCCTATGCGGCGGAGGTTGATCATCGGGAACTCTCGGAAGTCCACGTCTGGAACCCATGTCGTGACCGTCACTCCCTCCAGTCGGGGGTTTGACCGGAGGATCGGGGCCGCTACTGCCTGGACGCGAGGCATTCGCGCCATGTGACCTCCTTATGAGACGGTGCCGCCGATGGCGGCTCGGGTGAGGATGTAAGTGGCCTCCGGTGGTTTCGTGTCGGTGCCAGCGAAGAAGCCAGACGGCGCGTGGCCGAACTCAAGCGCCAACGCGTTGGGCGCGTTGAGGATCGTGTGGAAGTCGACATCGCCGTCTTGCTCGGTGATGGTGGCTGGGAAGTAGCCCTCGTCGGTGATACGGGAGGTCGTGTTCTGCCGCGCCAGATTGGCTTTGGCTCGACGGGTGACCTTGTTCCGCTCGTCTCGGACGGCGTCCCTCGTCTCGACGTACCGCGCCGCGACCTTGTTCGCGTTCGCATAGACCTTGGCCATCAGTACCTCTTGATCGTGTAGTCGACCCGCGCCAACGCAGGGGATGAGTCGTAGACGGTGGCGTCTCCGAAGAGCGCCCACCGCTGGTCTCGCCACTCGATCTGGGACTGGGCCCCGAGGATGCCGTGCTCCTTGGTGAACGAGCGGGGAAACCGCATCCGGTAGACCTTCTCGGTCTCGAACCCCTCGTTGTCCTGCTCAGCACGTCGTGCCGACGTACCGGACTGGTTGGCTACCTGGAACCGTGCGATGGCCGGGATGCCGGTATTCGACGGCCTGGTCCGCTTGTTGCCATCGGAGTCGATGACCATCTCTTCTGGGTAGACGATGCAGGGCTGGTACCGGGCACCGGTGTCGAGGAGGCTCATCAGAGCACCGCCGACCGTGATCTGGCGGTGGCCTTCTTGACGTTGCCCCACTCGATGCGCCAGTCGTGGACGCACCGGCACACCGGAGGATCAGCTTCGTGATCGCAGTCAAACGCGTTGACCCGATCCGGCGTAACCGCCTGAGTGCCAGGCGGATAGACAATCGGTGCGCGGTGTCGGTCGCTCGCGCTCACGTCGGCATCACCACGTTCGGGACGATGACCGCCATGCGCTTCTGGGAGTTGACCCCGAGGATCTCCCACTCCTCATCGAGGATGGTGAGCTTGCCTTGCGACAGGTCGGCCTGGAGCTGATAGGTGTACGCACCGTCGGTCTCCGAGAGGTAGCCCTCCGGGTTACGCACGAGGCGCAGAACAGCATCAGCTTCGATGTCGATCAGATCGGCCCGGAACGTCGCCGACGCAGCGGCTTTCACGTCCAGGTCGGGGATCCGGCGCTTGATCATGCGCTCGATCTGCTGGAGCCGGCGCTCGATCAGCGCCATCACTTCGGGCTCAGGCTCCTTGGCCCACAACGTCACAACGTCTTCGGCGGTCGCGTAGGCCACGGGTTACTCCTCGTTCTTGGGCTCCTCAGGAGCGGTCTTGGTCTTGGTGTTGCGCGGTTTCCGGGGCACCTTCCAGCCGCCAGTGGCGATCAACTGCTTGGCGAACTCCTCGGAAACCTCGGCGAAACCGCCGTTGAGGGTGGACTGGATTCGCATGTGGTCCTTCCTGCTCCACATCAGGAGAGGGCTCCCGAAGGAGCCCCCTCCCGGTGGATGTCAAGCCTGGATCAGGCTTCGGTGGCGTCCACGTTCGTGAGCTTGACGAACGCGTCCTTGTCGTTGCAGTGGAAGGCGTACTCGGCCTCGACTCGGACTGCGACGAGGTTGTGCTGCCACAGCGAGACGAAGTTCGGAGCCTGGGGGGTGCCCAGGTTCAGAGTCGCCTGATCCGTCACGTCGAAGGACAGGCCACCGACCTGGCCCCAGACGAGCTGGCGGAAGTCACCCTGGTAGCCGACGACCGTGCCCGAGGCGACGTGGTCGCTCAGGATGGTCGGACGGGCCACAATCCGACCGAGGCGGAACGGGCTGTTCTCCTCGGTGTAGGTCGACTCGATGAACAGCGGGCGACCGCTCTTGTCCTTCGCGCCGTTGAGGATCGGCTCGGTGATGTCGTCCAGCAGAGTGTGGGTCCACTTCTTGCCGGCGTTGACCAACAGCGACAGGGCGTTGACGGCGACCGCGTCGTAGACGGTGAGGTCGGCGTTGGAGCCGGTGCCGTCCGGGTCCACCAGCGAGACCTCCTTGGTGGTCTGCGCCAGGTAGGTCGGGAACGGGCTGTCGGTGCCGTTGATCGCGGCGGTGTCGAACGCCATCGCGAAGGCCGTGGCGACCTTGGTCCGCATGGTGCCCAGGTAGTTGGCCGGGTTCGCACGGACGGTTTCCGCCGAGGCGATGAAGATCGTCGCGATCTTGTGAGGCGCGATGGTCTGGCTGGACATGTTGCCCTTGGTGATGGGCTTCATGTCGCCTTCACCGATCCACTGCGCGGACACGTCGCCGACCCAGTGCGGGATCTTCTGGCCGGTCGTGCCCATCGGGATCTTCTGGGCGAACTGCTGGACGATGGAGGTCTTCTCCGCTTCGGCGAAGTAGTCCTGTGCCTGCTCGGGCTCGAGGTAGCCCTCGAACATCGAGTCGCCGGTCTGGGCGATCTGGGCGTGATTTACCGCAAACGCGGTGCCTGCTGCCATGTTTCGTTACCTTTCGGTTGGTTGGTGGGTTACTTCTTGATCCCGACAGCGGCCTTGATGGCCTCGAGGATCGGGTCACCGTTCAGCGGGATCGGCGGCTTACCGCCGCGACCCTGAGACGGGTCGAACGCAGGACTCGGGGTCTTGTTGCCGAATCCGCCGACCAGCTCCAGACGGGACTTCACTGACTCAGCGATGCTGTCCCTGTCGTTGCCTTCGAGGATCTCGACAAACGCCCGAACCTTGTCGTTGGGAACCTGGGCGTCGATGGAGAGGTAGACCTTCTCCAGCTCAATCCACGCCTGGCCCAACTGGTTCTGCAGTTCGGTGTATGCGGTGTCTCGGGCTGCGAGTTCAGCAGCGTGCTTCTCGTTCAGCTCCTTGACAGCCGCTTCGACGGCGTCCTTCTTCGCCACCCGATGAGCAGCAGCCTCGTCACGAAGCGCCTTGACGTACGCCTCGTCGTAGACCTTGCCCTGCGGCTCCATCGGCTTGTCGACCACCGGGGTCGCTTCGCCGGCCGGGGTGCTCTCGGGAGTGGGGTTGTCGGACATGTGTTTTCGCCTCCTGGGCAAATAGGAAGAACCCACCTGGGGTTCGTGGGATCTACGCCGCGAGGGCGTAGTCGGACATTGCGATTTCGCCGCGATACAGGCGGCGTCGGAGCGCGCTCTGCGTCTCCTTGTTCACGTTGTTGGAGCGGGCCTTGCCTTCTGCGATGAGCCGGTCTGCTTCTCGGCCGGCGTCGATCCAGAGCTGGGTAGCGCGTTCCTGAGCGGCCTTACCTGGCCAGTTCTCCACGTCGAAGACGGGCACCACCAGGCAGTCGCACCCTGCGTGCCACTCCTCGATGTGGGGCTTGGTCTCTGCGCGGAACTTCTCGAGATCCCTGCCGGCCTCGTTCCAGAGGTCGACTACGGTCTCGGTGTCGAGGTGAAGACCTCCGCTGTCCGATGAGGTGTACTCGGGACCACGGGAGATCAGCATCAGACACCAGGCGCATGTCTCGCGCCCGGTGGCGACCCTCGCCCAGCCCTGCACGATCTGCTGGACTGGGTCGTTCTTGACAGCGCCGATGATCTGTCGGCGACCTGCCATCTCCACTTCGCGGACTGCCGCCAGGGCGAGCTTGGTTGGCGCACTCGGAGGAGAGTCGGCCTGCGACATCTCCTTTCGTGCGGGCTCCATGTTCCTGACGAACCACTCCCACTGAAGCTCGCTCTGCAACCTCTCGTTGCGAGGCAGCTCAGGGTGGTGGAGTCTGCGCTGGGAGTCGTAGAAGTCCCGGCCCAAGGCGGCAGCATCTGCGTACCGCCGTTGGACCTCTGGGAACAGCACTTGCAACAGTCGCAACCACTCGCCTACGGCGAGAGCTGGACCGGTGAAGAGTGAAGCGAATCTCTGGACGTATCTGGCAAGTCCGGCTGTGATCGCCGCCTGTGCGGCGGCGTATTCCTCAGCGGTCAGGCAGCATCACCGCCCTCGATGGCTGGCTGCGGCTTCGGAGGAGCGACCGGGCTCGGGGAGCCTGGGACCGTCGGGTCCGAGTCGACCATCGTGCCCAGCAGGCCGAGACCCATTGCGGCCTCTTCCTCGTCCCAGCGGCGCATCTCTTCGCGCTCCTTGACGGAGTAGCCCATGTCGATGCGAGCACGCTCACGCGGGATGACACCCTGACCGTTGCCGTACAGCTTGGTAGCCGCGTCGGCCTTGGCCGCGTACGTCGGAGTCGACGGGTCGCGCCAGACGGTCTCCATGCGGAGCATGTCCGGGGGAACGTCGCCGCCCTTCATGATCCGGTAGGCGATCCGCATCGCCTCTTCCCATGCGCCACCGAAGATCAGGTTCTTCCGCTCGACCTTCTTGATGAGTCGGCTCTCAGCGGCCCTGATCGCCTCAGCAGAGGCCGGATTGTCCGCAGCGGTGGAAAGGTACTGGGGAGGCAGTCCCGTGTACGCAGCGACCTGTTTGGCGATCTGGTCGAGCGCGTTGGTGAAGTTGGCCAGCTCGGCTGCCGAGAACTGCTGGATCTTGCCCTCAGCGTCCTCGAACGCCAGGATCCGGGCCAGGTACGCATCGAACAGCGTCTGGCCGGTCTCGGAGTCGACGCCGATCTCCTCGGGCTTGATGCCGAAGATCAGTCGCTGGGGAACACCCATCAGCTCTGCAGTCGCCTGCATCAGCATCAGGATGCGAGCCGCCGCGTCGGTCATCGACCGAAGCTCGGGCGTGATCTCGCTGGTGCCGTACAGGTCCGAGAGCCGGGTCCGGTTCGGGATCGGCACGACGGGCACGACGCCCAGGCCATGCGGGACGTTGAACCACTCCTGCCAGTCGCCCTCGTCATCGACGTACCAGCCGATGGTGTCCATCGGGGTGTAGAGCGTGGCTGCCTGGACCTCGTTGCCCTCCTGGTCGTAGACGACCCGGATGGCCTTGGAGACCCGGCCGATGCGGGGATCGATCTCGGCGTGCATCCGCGTGGGCGGTTCGACCCGGATGATCGGGACGTTCTGGTCCCATCCGAGGTCGATCTGCGGGTCTGGCTTGCTGATCGTGACGTACGACCGGCCGTGGACGTAGGCGTCCGTATAGCCAAGCGGCGCTTCGATGTCCAGGTTGTTGGCCTGCCACCACTGCCACAGCTCCTCGTCAGCCTCGTCGGCATCTCCGAGGCGGAACCCCTCGACGGCCTGTCGCTCCGCGATGGAGTCGACGTAGAGCCGGGGGTATCCGACGTGAGCCAGCAGGGACTGCATCTGAGGCGGAACGGTGACGCCGATGGCCTCCGGCCGGCGCTCGGCCTCGTAGTAGCTGGTGTTGCTCTCGAGATCCTTGATCGAGTCCTCGAAGGCCGAAATCATCTCTTCTCGGGCCTCTTCTGGGTTGGCGATCTCCTCCATTCCGGGGAGTGGGGCGGTCATCGAACCATCACCACCCGGCCGCTACGGGCCTTCTTGCTCATGAGGTAGTCCTGTCTCGCCCCGAACGCGAGGACAGCACAGACTGCAGCGTCGATCTTCTTGCTGGAGTCCTTGGTGACCTTGCGAATCGCTATGGCGTCGTAGTTCGTTGGGTGTCGTTTGGCGTTGAGGACGTGTTGCTTCAGCACCGGGTTGCCGTCGTGCCAGACCTCGCCCTCGAGGACCGCGTCCTCAAGCCGCTCGCAGTCGAACGCGAATCTCTTTTGCTGACCGCGCATGTCGAACGCCACCGGGTTGTTCGGGCTGGCGTTGACCTTGAGCTTCTTCTTGTAGGTCCGGCCCCACTGGTCGACGTATGCCTCGAACTCCTTCACGTCGGCGCGGAACGCCACCACGTCGTAGTGGGCGAACGCCGAATGGACCTTGGCGTCAACGTCTTCGCGGGGAACCTCCCCGCCGTACTTCTGGGGATCCCAGATGTCGATGACGAACAGCAGGCCGTCGCTGACACGGCAGCCGACGAGCGCGGTCCAGTCGTTGGACTTCGACCCGTCGAACCCCAGGGTGATCCGGTCACCGCGCTGCAGCGGAGCGAACTCCCTGCCGTGCTTCTCCAGGTACTTGGCCAGGTCGACCTGGCACCGGTTCCATTCCTGCGGTGAGAGCCACGAGTCCTCAGCGGCGTTTACCTGATTCAGGAACTTGCGCCGCGACTCGGTGATCGGGTTCTTGGTCGACAGAATCGACTTGATGATGTCGTCTATCGGCAGCCAGGTGGAGTCGCCTCGGGCGATCAGCAGTCCCTCGCGGAGCTTCTCGATGCCCTTCTCGAATCCATCGGGATCCTCCTTCTGCGGGGGGATCTCGGAGACCGGGGTGTCGGCCGGCGCTTCCAGCGCGTCGTACATTATCCCGGTGTCGACAGAGTCGCCTGCCTGGACCTTCTGGTACTCGTCCCATGCCTTCTCGGCGACCGTCTCGGTGCCGGGGATGTGGGCGTTGCAGATCGACAGGGTGCGGGAGCCCTCGACCTTGGTCATGTTGCCTTCGATGACCTCTGCCATCGCGTGGCCTTCATTGACCTTGCCGTCGGGGCCTTGGCCCCACCACTGCGTCTCGTTCTGGACGACGAACGTCGGGCGGTTACCCTCCATCGACGCGGGGCTCGAGGTCGCTGCCTCAATACGGCCACCGGCTGCGGAGTAGATGATGAAGCGGTTCACGTCCAGGCCGTACTCGGCCTTCAGCTTCTTGCTGATCATCACCGGGAACAGCGAGAACGTGTTCTTCGTCTGGTCCTGGCTGACGGCCGCGACGGTGATCCACGCGGCTGAACGCGGCTTGCCGACCGGGTTACCGTCGGCGTCGAAGTGTGAAAAGGCTACGGGGCCACAGAGTTCCGCCAAGCAGAGCGCGGCGGTGAACGGATCCTTGCCCCAGCCCTTGAGCCGGCGGATCACGCCCTCGCGGTAGATGTATTGGCCGTTGTCGTCTACCGCGTACCACCAGAGGACCAGGCGTACCTGCTCGTCGGTGGGGATGAACATGTTCTCGTTGTCGAGAAGACCCGCCTCGGAGAGCGCGATCAACGTCGCCAGACGGTTCGGATCGTCATGCCCGCCAGGGGTATTCACATACTCGGAGAGCCACTTCAGGACTCCCCAGCCGAGGGTCTTCTCAGGCAGATACCACTCGCCATCGACCGTCTTCTGCCAGGACGGGCCGATGATGTGAGGGGGAGACGGGGCAAGCTCCGGGTGGTGGTTGTTGAGGCTCACCCCGCCTCCTTTCTCAGATTCGTCGTAGGAACTCGACCGCCGGGAAGCGGTTGTACAAATGCGGCCAGCTCGGGCCTTGGGTCGACTTGGCGAAGAACGTGAGGGCGTCGATGATGGCTCTGGCCATCGCGATTCCCTCCCAGATCGGACGCTGTCCAAGCTCGATGAGCTGGGCGACGACGGAGTCCTTACCTCCGATGAATCGCCTGGCGCTCATCACGATTCGGCCGATGGCCACCTCGTACTCGTGCATGTCGTCCTCCTTGATGGAGGCGTACATGTCGCCGTCGTGTGCGTAGTCGCGGACCTCGAAGCTGTACTGCTCAAGGTTCTCGAGTCGGTCCTCGAGGATGCCCATCGTGTCCGAGGCGGCGACCGGGTGAATCCACTCGTCGGTGTGGGCAAAGCCCTTCTGCCGCATGGGATTACCCCAGAAGATGACCTTCCTTAGCCGGTGCAGGAACCGGTGCAGTCGACCCCTCGGGTTGATGATGTGGTGCTTGAGCACCTGGCCCACCACGATGGCTCCCTGCGAGTAGCCGGCCAGCGCGAAGTCCGCGTACGGATCTGCGTCCAGCTTCAGCTCGATCTGCAGGATCAGCTCAGCGACACCCTTTTCGACCGACGGCCACATCGGGAACGCCGCTGCCGGGTAGTTGCCGATGGGCTGCCACCGGTAGATGTCAAGTACGTCCCGTGCGGTATCGGCAGGCAGACCAGGCCCGAGCGGGTCGGGCTGGCCTGTGCCGTGGACGGTGAACAGCCAGGGCTTGCTCATGGACGCCAGACGGTGTCGTCGGCCACGTTGAGGATCTGCGTGGCCAGCGGGCCTAGCTGGGGGAGAGAACCGCTGACGGCGGTCTCCAGCGCCTGCTTGACCTTAGCGACTTCAGCCTCGGCACTCTGCCTGGCCGCGAGCACCTGCTCGACGCCCTTGGTGACCTGATCCACCGGGCTGGTGGACAACGTGCCGTCCTTGCGCTGGCTGCGTACGGTGCCTGCCGCTACGGCCGGCGCACCGGAGACGAGTAGCGACACGACGCCCGCGATGATGTCGCCGAGGTCAGCCGCCGACTCAGCGTCGAGCCCGCCCCAGATCAGGACGATGCCCAGTAGCGCCGGGGCGGCGGTGCCGAGAAGGTAGATGGTCTGTCGGATCTTGGGGCTCATAGGCCACCTCTTTCTGCGATGTATCGCTGAAGTACTTCGGGGTTGTCCCGCTCGATGTCGGCGAGGATGCTCTGGTAGACCCGCTTGGTCACCTCGTCGCGCTTCACGCCCAAGCCCTTCGCGGCCAACACGATTCGGTGCAGCTCACCGAGATCGCCTGCGCGAGCACGCCGCTCAGCGTGGATCGGGTGGAGCATGCCGTCAATCGAGTGGATCTTCTGGTGTAGCTGCCAGATAGCGCCTTCACCAGGGGTCGCCAGATCGCTGGTCGACGCGGTCTGGTTGAACAGGCACGCGTGGATCTCGCGGATCATCTTCCCTAGAACTGGGTCAGCCAATTCGTCATCGTCTCCTTCGTCTTCGAGGACTGCGTCCAGGTACCAAAAGTCGTGGAACAGACGGTCATTCCATGCCCGTGCGCCCTCGTAAAGTTCGACGCCTACGCCGTTCCGATTGCCGTGGGACTCCCAGTCGACGCCTCGGTCGGACATCTTCACCGGACCACCGGGGCGGTCCATCGTCATCAGCGTGCAGGCGGTGTGCGAGTAGACCCCGCCGCCGCCGTGCTGGAGCCCGACGAGCATGACCGGCTTGATCGGCAAGGCTGCCGGCCCGCCTCGGGGCATCCGCTTGAACCCTAGGTCGTAGACGATCTTGTGATCGAGCCGGAACGATTCGGTTGAGCCGTAACGGTTTCCGACCCAGTCGGTGCGACCTCCATACCAAGCCCCGGTCTGCAGCACCAGGCCAGAGCAGTCAGTCGACACCCTCGGGTTGTTGGTGAACGCCCCGCCGTACGCGTAGGGGAGACCGTCGCGAGCGCGGGCCATGTCGTGGACCCACTGCGCTCTCTCGCGGGTGACTGTGAAGGTCATGTTGTTCCTTTCGGGTGGATGTCAAGTTGGCTCCCCGCCAAGGACTCGAACCTCAATTGCCCGGTCCAGAGCCGGGTGTCTTACCGATTAGACGAACGGGGAAAAAGACCCCAGGCCCGAAAGGCGAACACTCCGCTAGCAGGAGTCAGGGGTGTGTGCATACACGCCAGGAGTCGAACCTGGAACCGGCGGCTTTGGAGACCGCTGCTCTACCAATTGAGCTACGTGTACAGGGCAGGGGCTCCCCACGCTCTGGGGAACCGCCTGCGGAAAGTGCCTACACCGGACACGGGTCCGGTTCAGCCCTCGCTGACATGGAAGGACTCGAACCTTCAACCACCCGATTAACAGTCGGGCGCTCTGCCATTGAGCTACACGTCAGGGGACGGCCCGAAGGCCGTCTGGCCCACCATCTCTGATGGGTGCGATGTTACCTCGGCTGTCGGTAAACGCGGCCGAGCTGCTTTGCATCGCCGCCGGCTGCCTCGCCGGTCGGCATGTGAACCAACTGCCAGCGGCAGCGGTTGGGGATCTTGTCGGCCTCTTCGGACTCGACCTTGATGGTTGCGGTTTCACCGTTGACCGTGAACGGCCAGATGGTCAGCCTCTTCTTTCCTGGCTCGACCACCGTGACTGAGACGGCCTTGTTGGTACCCGCCAGGTTGGTGATGTCGGCTGTAGTAGCCGGAATCGGCTGCAGCCCAAGGGATCCGGTGAACTCGATGTCATACGTCCGGTTCCAGTAGAAGTCGACGTTGACGGTGTTCACCGCTCCGGTGAGTTCGGCGACGGAGTTGAAGAAGTTGATGACTGCCTGGCTGGTCACGTCGACCGCGAACGTGACGACACCGACCTCATCGAACGAGCGCCGCGAGGTCACCTTGAGCTTGAAGTTCAAGGTGTCGGTGACCGTCATCTCCACGTCGACCCCAAGTAGTTGGTCGAACGTGTCGAAGAAGTCGTTCGCGGCCTTGTTGATCGTGTTGACCAACTGCTCGGTGAGCGGCTTGCTGGCGTTGAGGTTGAAGTTCAGTGTCCACGCAGGGAACAGCGAGACCGGATGCACGACAGCGTTTCCGGCTCCGACGGCTGCGTCCAGAGCGTCTTGGATGTCGCCGGCCAGCCCCTGCGGATTCTCCGACACGTCGTTGTAGTCGATGGCCGGGGTGTTGGTGCCGTTGACGTTCAGCGTGTACGTGCCATCGGTCGCCCCGGTGACGTAGACCTGGTGCAGCGCGTTGTGTTCGCCGCCGGTCTCGAGTTCGAGGAACAGCTCTCCCGGACCCCACGGGTAATCGATGGTCCAGCGGAAGTCCCGGCCTGTGACCAGGCAGAGCATCTCGAGGTCGAGTGGGTTGCCGAGGTCGGCCATGTGGTTCCTTTCGATGTCTACCCCGAGGGGGAGCGGCTGGTAGCGGCAGCGGCTCTAGAAACCCCTCGGGGGACCATCAGCTCCCGCCGCTCGCCTTGGCGAGTCGCTGCTTGAGCACGTCGGTTACGTCAACGACCTTCCCGCCTGTCGGGTCAGCGGGAGCCCGCTCGACTTCGAGTCGGACGCGTCGTCGGTCACCTTCGGTCAGCAGCAGTGCGGAGAGCATCTGGTTGATGGCAGTGAGCTTCATCGCGCCCACGGGCTTGCCGTTGTTCTCGGCTGCGATGAGTTCCTGGTTGAGTGTGTAGAGGGCGAGTCGTGCCATCTGCCAGTCGGTCGGCTCGTAGTACTTCACGGCTGCCGACTGCTTGATCGACTCGTACATGTCGATGATGAGCGGGTGCGTGCGGCCGTCGTGGCTCAGATCGCCCATCTCGGGGATCGTCACGAGACCGGGCATCTGGATCGTGTCGGTTGGACTCTCGTCCTTGTTGCGACGAACGCGCTCTTCGTCGCGCTTGCGGATTGGGCCTCGTTCGCCCACTGTTCACCTCCTGGGTGGAGCGGGCACCTGGCCCGCTTATCGACGCCCAGGATGGCGTTCGGGTGGTCGCTTCCTCCGGGCTCTAAGTTCCCGCCGTCGGGCTACGCCCTCGGCGGCTGATTTCTTGCCGTGACAGACCCGGCAGGCTGCCTGCAGGTTGGACCGGCTGTGGTCGTTCCCGCGCTTGATGTGGTCGACATCGGTTGCGGCTCTTACGCATCCGGGACCGTTGATCTGGCAAAGCCAGTTGGCAGCAGAAAGGACCGGGAGCCGGTAGTTCAGCTCCCAGTCCTCTGGTAGTTCCTGCCGCCGGCCTGAGCCGGCCCAGCTCACTCCTTGCCGACCTCGCGGCGAAGTTCAGCCTCGACCTCGCTGGCCCGCTGGGCTTCGGCGAGCTTCTCGTCGGAGACCTCGACGGTCCCTGGACCCTCGTAGTTGAGGATCTCGAGTCCCTCGCCACCGCCCCACTTCGTGGCCGACAGCCGGGTCAGTACGTGGCCGTTCTCTGCGACGAACGCCCGAGGGGCCACCTCGACAGCCAGGAACCCCTCGATTGTGTGTGTCGCCTGCATCTGCGCCATTACTGCACCTCCCACGGGATTCCAAGTTCGTCCAGTTTATCGGTGAAGATCGGGCTCGGCGGCTGCGTGAACACGACCTTCTTGATGTCCTCGACCAGGACGCCGCCGTGGATCTGCGCCTCGATGAAGCCGTCCAGGGTGCCGTACTTCTTGAACGAGTCGTACACCGCCTGCATGTTCTCTTCGCGGGTCTTGCTCGGATCGACCAGCCCCTCGATCTTCGACAGGCTGGCCCACAGCCCCACGCCGTCGCCAGGACGGCCGGGGAATACGTCCCAGCTCGACATCAGCGAGTCGCCGATGGTCACGGTGACGCGGTCCTTGACCGAGTCCTTCATGTAGAGCTTGGTGCCGCCGTACATGCCGAGGCCGGCTGTCGGAGCGCCGTTGAACTCGATTGCCGAGTAGATCGGGGGAACCTTGCCTGCGCCGAACCAGGCGTCCTCGAGGAGGGCGCGTTCGGTCGGGGTGTCGCCACCGGCTGAGAAGCCGACCTCGAACAGCGACTTGAGTCGACCGGAGTCGAGTAGGTCGCCGAAGTGCTTGGTGCGGTGGACGATCTCCTCCTCGGAGAGGATCTTCCGCATGGCGTCATCCATCGCCACCTTGATGGCGTCGTGGTGATCCGGGTCCAAAGCCTGCCAGTCTCCTCCGACTCGATCCATCAGTTGCTTGCGCTTGGCCTCGCGCTTCTCATCGGTGGGCGCGTGCTGTTTCTGGGCGTCGATGGCGATCTGGTTGTATTCGCCGCGCTTCTTCTCCAGCTCGGTGGGGGGCACCGGGGTGTTGGGGCTGCTGCCACCGCCGCCGGCTCCACTTCCGCCGCCACCGGTGACGCCTCCGGTACCGGCGCTGCCGGTTCCCTTGCCGCCTCCGCTGCTCCCTGCAGCTCCACCCCCGCCTCCGACGCCGCCTACGCCGCCCGATCCGGGGGCTCCAGCGCCTCTGCGGTTGCGTGCTCCGGTTCCGGGACCGGGGCCGCCTTTACTTCCCCGGCCTCCCATCGGCAGTTACCCACTTTCGTCGTCTGTCCCAGTAGGTCGGGTATTCGCGGACCTCTGGTAAATCCATGTCGTCGCAATGCCGAAGCTGGCCATATGCCAAAAGCAGTTGCGGTTGAGTGCGATCGATGAGTTCGCGTAGTCCGTACCGGAAAAGCTCCTGGTCGACTTTTGAAGAGCGAATGCCCATCGAAGAAATTGCGACGGTCGATCCCATCGGGATCCCGTCGAAACAGAAATCGAACGTGTCGGGAGTCGCCCAACACGCCGTCGGAATCACCTCGATTCCTTCCGACTGCCAATACGCGCCACACCAGCGGGAGCGGTAGACGTTCCATAGCTGCGCCGCCTTCGGCATGTTCGTCCAGAGGCTGAAATCCGGCGTGAGTGCAGCGCCGACCTGCTTTACGCGGTCGAGAAGGCGCTCGGGGGACGACCACGCGGTCTCAAACCGGTAATCGTCAAGGAAGAAGTGCAGCGCGCCGCCGTTCTTGGCGGCGTAATCGCGGTGACGCGGCATATTCCAGGCCGCGAGATAGGTCGGCACGAAGTCGGTCGGCCGCAGATCGGGGATTTCGTACGCGGATGACGATTCAAACGTCATTCGCAGGTTGAGAACGTCGAACTTCCCCGGTTGAGTGCTCCAGTGGGCACTCGAGCGAGTGCCATGCACAGTTGAGTCACCCCTCTATAGGGCCGCGCACTGGCGCGGCCTTGAGATCCGGCGGTTGCCGGATCGAATAGATCTCTATGACCGGCCCTTCAAGGCCGGTCTTTAGATGAGCGCCTGGTGGCGCTCTTATCGCGCCGCCTGTGCGGCGCTCTATAGAGAGGGGCTCTTAGCCCCTCATTAGTAGGGAAGGTGAGTATCCTTGACAGCCACCCGTCAGGAGTGGCGTAGATCACTGTTTATGAGAAGCGCCCTGAGAGGCGCTGAGACAATTCCGGGATGTAACTACACCGGGGTGGGGGAGTTCACGCGCCCTGGAGGCGCACAGCCCTGATGTGAGTGGTTCCTGTGCCGGCCCCCTTCCTCTGATCGACTTGGAAACCCGTACAGGATGGCTCGGCCGCA